ATGGGCGCAATGAAAGGAATGCTTACAGCGAAGGGGCTTGCCGCATTGCCGGTAGGCGAATGGGCCTCTGATCCTGCTCCGCGCGGCACCGGCTGCTTGGACGTGCGGAAGCTCGCCGGTGGGCAGCTGCGCTACTACTACAGGTACACCAAGGCCAACGGCCAACGCGACCGGCTGCTGATCGGCACGGGCCTGGCTCTGTCCGCGGCGCGCGAAGCGGCGGCGGCATTGTCCCGCCGGTACCAGGCCGGCGACCGGGATCTGCGAGATGCGATAGCGGCCGAGGCAGCTGCAGCGGAAAGCGCGAAGGCAGACGCTCTGGCCGAATCGACGCGCCGATCAGGTGCAACTCTGGGTGCGCTGATGACGGCCTATGCCCAGAGCCTGGAGGATGCCGGCAAGGTGTCTGCTGCGGCCACCCGCGCGTCCATCAAACGCCACATCGAAGAACCGTGGCCTGCCCTGTGGACCCGCCCCGCATCCGAGCTCGAACTGGACGACCTGCTCCCGATCCTGTCGCGCATGGTGCGCGCCAAGAAACTGCGTGAGGGCGGGAAGATCCGGTCGTACTTGCGTGCGGCCTACGCGGCGGCGATCGCGGCGAAGCAGGACGCTGCCGCTCCCGATGCTCTGCGCGCGCTCAACGTGTCTAGGAACCCGGCGCGCGACCTGGCTACGCTCGACAGCGGTCAGCCGCGCGACCGCGTGCTCTCGGTGGCAGAGTTGCGTGCCTACTGGCGCAGGATCGAGGCCATGCCTGGACGGCACGGGGCGCTTCTGCGCTTCCACCTGCTGACAGGCGGCCAGCGCATTGCGCAGCTGATGCGGCTGAAGTGGTCAGATCACGATCACGACGCGGACACCGGTACCGGGTCCGTCCGCTTGCTCGACATCAAAGGCCGTCGCCGCTTGCCGCGCGTGCATCTGGTGCCACTGCTCCCGCGAATGGCTGCGGATCTCGCCACCTTGCGCGGCGACGATGATGACGAAGGCGACGCCAGGCCACACCTATTCTCGCTTACAGGCGGGAAGGCACCGGCCACCTATGACGAGTTCCGAGGGATCATGGATCCGGTGGTGGCCAACATGGTGGCTGCTGAAGAACTGGCATCGCCGTTCACGCCGGGCGACCTGCGCCGCACAGTAGAAACGCGGCTCGCAGCGCTTGGCCTTTCCGAAGAAGTCCGCGGGCATCTGCAATCCCACGGACTGAGCGGCGTTCAGAAGCGGCATTACAACTTCTTCGAGTACGACGCGGAGAAGCGTGCTGCGGTGGAGGCGCTGCTCGAACTTCTCACCGGTGCTGGTGCAACGGTGGTGCAGATGCGCAAGGGCCTGAGCCGCTAGAACGGAAGGTCTTCGGGCAGGTCCAGGCCTGCCAAGCGGCTGGCGGCTCGCTGATGACCGCTGGCTGCAGCCCGCAGCAGTTGGGCGCTGTGCCGGCGGCGAGCACGAGACCTCCAGCTTCCCGAGGAATCCCGTTCGAGTTCCGATGCCTGCAGCAGCTTGGCCGCAGCCTGGGCCTCCAATGAGGCCTGATCCTTTTGCCAGTTCGCCATTGCTGCAGCATGACCGCCTATCGTCGCGGAGGCCGCGACTGGCGCAACGGCAGTAGAACGCGTTCATCAATCCGCGTACGGCAATTCACTACCGGCAGTTAGTAATTGTACTAACATTCGCCACGTCTCGACTTGTGAGACATGCCGCTTCCAGAGTACGCCCATGCAGTCCCTCCCCTTCCCCCACACCTTGGCCAAGCCCATCGGCCCCGCGCTGATCGACGGCCCGGTGCAGTTCGTGCCCCTGGCCGCAGCGCGCGCCCGGCTAGGCTTCCCGTCGCCGGCCGACGACTTCATGGACGATGCGATCGACCTGCATCGCCTGTTGGTGCGCAACCCCGCCGCCACCTTCCTCTACCGAGCCGATGGCTGGTCCATGAGCGGCGCGGGCGTCAGCGACGGGGACATCTTGGTGGTGGACCGGTCAGTCACGCCGCAGGCCGGCGACCTGGTCATTGCCATCTGGGACGGGAACCAGCCCTCCTGCAAGGTGCTGCAGCTGTTCGAGAGCCACATGGAGCTGCACTCGGCCAACCCCGACTTCCCACCGATCGTGCTGGAGCAGGCCACCGAGGTGGAGGTGTTCGCCGTGGTGGGGGTCGTCCGCCAGATCAAGCGCCGGGGCGGCCATGTTCGGGCTCGTTGACGGGAACAACTTCTATGCTAGCTGCGAGCGCGTGTTCCAGCCGGCGCTGCGCGGCGTGCCGCTGGTGGTACTGAGCAACAATGACGGCTGCGCCATCGCGCGCTCGGCCGAAGCCAAGGCCCTGGGCATCAAGATGGGCCAGCCGGCCCACGAGCTGAAGTACCTGGTGCGCCGCCACGGGCTGCAGATGCGCTCGGCCAACTTCGGTCTGTACGGTGACATGAGCGCCCGGGTTGTAACCATCCTGAGAGAAGCAGCGCCGAGGGTGGAGGTGTATAGCATCGATGAGAGCTTCATCGACCTGAAAGGGGTGCGGGATCGCTATCGGTTCGCGCGCGATCTGCGGCAGCGTGTGCATCGGTGGACCGGCATTCCCAACTGCATCGGCATCGGCCCCACCAAGACGCTGGCCAAGCTGGCCAACAAGGTGGCCAAGAGCGCCGACGGCGTGATCGACCTCGGGGATACGGCCTACCGGGATTCGGTGTTGCATACCTTCCCCGTCGGGGATCTATGGGGCGTCGGCCGCAGGCTGGCACCGCGGCTCGAGGCCATGGGCATCAGCACCGCCGCTGCCCTGCGCGACGCGCCGGCGGACGACATCCTGGCCGCCTTCGGGGTCACGCTGGCGCGCACCCAGCGCGAGCTGCAGGGGCATCCTTGCATGGAGCTGGAGGAAGTTGAACCTGATCGCCAGCAGATCATGGTCAGCCGATCTTTCGCAGACCGGGTGGAGGACCACGAAGCGATTGCCCAGGCGCTGGCCACCTTCGCCGTGCGCGCATGCGAGAAGCTGCGTGCCCGAGGCTTGGTCACCGCCGGCATCTGGGTGTTCGCCCATTCCGACGTATTCCGGCCAGAGCTGCGGCAGCACAACGCGAGTAGGACGGTGAGCCTGCCCACGTCGACCGCGGACACCACCGTTGTGCTGGGCATCGTGCGCAAGCTGCTGCGCGGCCTGCTCCGGGACGGCATTGGATACAAGAAGGCAGGTGTGGCGCTGCTCGACCTGGCTCGGCCGGATGAGCTGCAGGCTGATCTGTTCGGTCCAACGGTGGTCGGCAACGACAGGCTGATGGACACCATGGACCGGATCAACCAGAAGTTCGGGCGCGGCACGGCCGGCATTGGCGCATCTGGTTGGCACGCGCGGCCAGCGTGGGGCATGCGGCAGCACATGCTCTCGCCGAACTACACGACCTCCGTGCACGAGATCCCGCCGGCCAGGTGCTGACTCCGGCGTAGCTGTGATTACTGATGATCCAAAAGGTCGACCCCGTTGTCTTGTACTTCGGGTTTACCCACAAACAAATACTTAGTCTTGCCGTCTCCAACTTGAGTAGTTCGAACCCGGACCGTGGAGCGTTTATGCAAAGCCTCGTGCACTGTCTCCAGCTCACCAACAGAACGGTCAACTTTGCCGCGTATTACCTCAGAGTTCGGGAGACGAAACTCGAGAGTTCTCGTTACAGGGAGCACGCCAATCAGAATGCCTGAAAGAGTCTGCTCGTCCTCTAGGATGTTGGCATCCTCAAGTCGGGCCACACTCCTTACAACTTCAAGGCTGTTAGAGAAACTAAAAGTTTTATGTACAGTAGAGACCGTGCACAACGCTCCATGCTGATGCAGAAGTTCCGCAAAGGCCCTAACAGTGGCAATGGCACGTCGATCAAGGTCTACGACTGCTTCCGCAAGGGCGTCATCTTCTTCCTGCGATGCAGCCTCCAGTAGAATTTGCGCACGCTCGACAGCCTCTGATACGGCACCACCTTCTACCAGCTCACGATTTCGGCTCTCCAGCTCGAATCCAAAAGATCCAACAGCTGTCCCCGTTATCAGCATTTCAAAATCAGGGCGATCGGGTAGTGGCCCCCGCGCCGCAAGCACCCCCCTCAAGGAGGCACCGACGGCGGATACGGCGTCTGAAAACGCCACCATCGCTTTGGCACCAAACGAAGCAGAGATTCCGTAACTACCAACAACCGGCGAACCTTTGAAGGTAACACGCGACTGAAAGTGATTTCCTGGATCTTCATCCTGCTGTGTCGTGAGCTCCTTAAGTCTGCGCTCCAACCCTATCCGTGTGAACACATCCTTGGGACCTGCAAGGCGCAACAACCTTGAAACTTCCGCGATTTCACTATTGAGAGAGTTCTTTTCAAATGTTCTCATTGGGCCACCTCGGCTGCCTGCAGCATGTCCCTTGCGAGCCCATCGAATTCCGGGTCAAGACTCACTTGCAAAAAGCCCTTCCAAGTACCACTCCTAGTGTGCCCCCATACGCTCGACCAATACGCAGAGTTTGCGATCAAGTACTCCGGCGTGGCGCCATTCAATTCAACAAAATACGCGTCACAGGAGTACGCCTCTCTCGGCTGCAAGAAAAGCTCAGGCTTAGCTACGAACGCCGCCTCGTGATCCAGATCCGGGGGCGTATCAAGGAACGTCACAAGGTCGATATCGCCAGGCGCTCTTCCTTCAAGCGTCTCCAGGTCAGTACAAAAACTTCCATCCACCCATTGGAAACCAGAGGTAAACCCAAGCGCGTGAAGGTCCGCCCTATAACGGAGAAATCCGTCAGCAATTGCGCAGCGCTGAGGCGTTGTAGACAGCTTAGCGATGATGTCTGCAACCGTGACCACATAGGGCGAGCGCTGCCGAGAGACCGGGCTATCTACATCATAGGGAGGGAGTAGGCCTGCCGCGTTCCATTCTGGCACAGTCATTAGGGACGTCCGGTGTCAAATTCTGTGAAACGCGAACGTTAAGGCATGACGTGGTCGACGGCAAACCCTCTTGTTAGCATTAATACTAATTGAAGGAATTCTCACTAGCTGAGATGCCCCCTTCCTCCAGATACAGCCAGATAGTCGCTGAGTCAGGCCGCCAGCCGGTGCTCGTAGAACGGGTGCCGTTTGTCGTCAAAGATCCGATACAGCGCGGCCAGGTCGGCGGGATCCGGGTTCAACCAAGCATCGACGTGCTCGGGCTTGATGTTGATGATGGTCCGGTCGTGGCCGGCGGCAGCCACCTCGGGTTCCGGGTCGTCCGTGATGGCGGCAAACGACAGCAGAGCCGGTTCCTTGCCGGCTGGGTCCACCCAGTGCGACCACAGGCAGGCCACCAGCATCGGTTCCCCCGTGCGCGGGGTGAACTGCACCACCTGGTTCTTCCCGTCCGGCCCCTCCACGTTCTCGTAGAAGGTGTCGACGACCATCAAGCCGTGGGTATGGCCGAAGGCCGGCGCCCAGAACTTCTCCAGGCTATCGCGGCGGGCGTTGTACGTGCCCGGGAAGCGCTGATCGTAGTTGGCCGGTTTCCCGGCCAGCCGACACTGGTAGCGCATCGGCTTGATCGTCAGCTTGCCGCCCTCTGAGACGATCACCGGGGCGTAGACTCCGGGAAAGATCCGGCTGTCCCGGTCCTTGCCTTCGGACCGCTTCAGGTCGCCCAGCTTGCCCATGGCGCGCTCGATCTTGTTGCCGGCGATGCGCACGTCTTCCCGGGCCTTCTTCGTCTCCTTGGCCTGCAGCGATCGCTCCGCATCGGCCAAGCGCTTCCGGTTGGCGAAAAGCTCCTGCTCAAGGATGGCGGCCTCGGCCTGGTTCCACTGTTGGATCTCCGCCCACACTGCCCGCTCTGCCGAGCTTGTGCCGGCACGGAACGCATCATCCATCGCCTTCGGGGTCTTGGGCCGCTTCTTGCCCGGGTCATGGGCGTAGAGGGCCGCAAACTCCTGCAGCGACACGGTGGCGCCGGTCATGCGGACCAGCTTCTGGTAGGCGGCTTCGATCTGGGCGGAATAGCACATGGCCGCAATCTGGCCGCAGGCCGCGTTGTGGCGGCGTGATGGCACCGCCTTCAGCCGAACCCCAACGGCACCTCGGTCAGGTCCACGATGAAGATCGAGGCGTTCTGAGGCCCCATCGTTACGCCGCCAACCGGGAAGGTGTTGGTGATCAGCGTCTGTTGGGAAACCTGCAATCTTGAAATGAAGATTCGGTTGTCGCCGGTCATGTGGAAATGGTCGGCCGTCATGGTGCATCGGTCCTGCGATACCGAGTTGTAGTAGAACCGCGGTGACGGGATTGCAATTCCGATCTTTGTGCCTGGAAAGAACTGACCGATTTCAACGGGAGGTCCGGGCACCGTTGGCAGCGGCACCACCTGGAGAACGCGCAGTCCCTTTCGCCTTGAGTCGTAGAACACCGTGCCGTTCTCGCCGCGCATGCGCAACCCAACCGGCCCTGTCGCTGCGCGCTCGGCGGCGCTGAACGTGTAGTACTCGAGCACCTTGTTCGGTGCCGCGTTGGAAGCGTACACGTTGCACGTAACCCCGCTCTGAACTAGCGTAAATCCAGTGTTAGTTGACACAGCATCATTGATGTATCGGCAGACGTGGAGGTTCGTCGTTCCGTTCGTTGATGCAAGAACACCACCCGGCGACCACGAACCAAACGGCGGCGATCCACCGGTCGCGCCTCCGGAGAAAGCTCCTGTGTTGAGCGTCCCCGATTTGGCCAGCTGCAGGTTGCGATAGCCGAGGCCGATCTGGATCTGCCCGGTGCCCTGATTCCGTACGCGCAGTCCGACAGCCATCAGCTGTATACCCCGTAGTGAAGCGTGATGCCGCCGACCGTGTTCGATGTCGGCTGGCTTGGGAACATCTCCATCCTGACGTGGTAGTTCACCACGTCAGGCTCCCAGGTCCAGACGATGCTGTTGCCCGATATCGTCACCGAAGGAACCAACATCCCATAGGTGGACTTCTGGCCTTCGCAAGTAAAGTAGTAGAAGGGCTCGCCGCCAAGAAAGTCGTTGACGACGAGCCCTCCATTTGCCTCAGGCGGGGCGACCCATTTGTTGTTGGAGTTCACCGGGTTGTAGAGCGGGAACGTGTACGACCCGATCATCTTCGACAGCTTCGTGGTGACCGAAGTCTCCACATACCCGCTCTCGTTCCGGACCCGCAAACCAACGTCGGCCATTACAGCAGCACTCCAAGTTCAACGGCCGGGGTGCCGTTCGGGTAGTAGACGTACACGCCCTGGTTGGTGATGTTCAGGCGGTATCCACCGGCCACGGTGCCATTGAACTCGAACCCACCGCCAGCAGCCTTGTTGATCCGCCAGCCGGTCTGACCCTGCGCGTAGTCGTCAGACTGGATCACCCCACTGATCTTCGCGTTGGTGATGGCGGCGTCGGCAATGTTCGCGTTGGTGATCCACGCGACACCGATCAGCGCCTGGCTGATGAACGTCTGCCCCCCTTGAATCACGAAGGGCGTAGTCACTTGGCCGTTGATCATGTTGATCAGGGCCAGGCGATCAGCCTGGAACAGGATCTGGCTCTGGTAGCTTCCGTCGGGCTGGTTTTCGATGCCGATGCCCATTCCGGCGACGTAGTACTGGCCATTGGCCGCAATCTGCAGCTTCAGATTCCACGACGCACTGATCTTGCCGTCCATGTCGACCACGGCTTGCGAGGTTTGCTGCACGATCGCCTGGGTGTCGCCAACTTTGGCTTCCACAGTGTCGGTCCGCTTGGCCATGGCGTAGTCATCCATCGCCGCCACCGCCTGCACCGACATAACACCGGCATAGGCCGTGGCGTCACCTGCACCACCATCCGTGTCGCCGGCGCCCCGGGCATCTACCTGCGCGAAGATACCGTCGATTCGCTTCCCTTGGGCCAAAACCTTCCCATCCAGTTCGCCGATATCCATCTCGACCTGGTTCATGCGCCCAACCAACGCACCAGACTCGGCGATCGCGTCGCCCACGTTGGTCCACTTCGTGCCTGGAGGCCGCTCGTTTCCGTTGCCGGGCCCATTCCACAGCCAGATTCGGCCGTTGTAGACCACGGTTTGCCCTGGCTCGTAGGTGGCGCCTTCGGCCCAGATCAACGGCACCAGCCCGCTGGTGCTCTCGATCTTCGCGAGCAAGTCCTGCCCGAGCGAGCTCTCCACGATCTTGCCGCGGAAGTACTCCTCGTACTCGCTCAGGTCGGTGCTGGCCTGGCCCATGACGCCGGCGCCAGTCGGATACCACGGGCCGATGTTCCCGCTGCGATCTACCAGACGTGCCCAGAAGAAGAACCGCGCGCCAGCGGCCAGCCCATCCAGCTGCAACCGATTTTGCGGATACGCGTAGTCGCCCAGCTTTGTGGCCGTCTCGCGGTTGGGGCCGGGGCTGCGCCAGATCTCGGTGCGCTGGGTGTCGGTGGCGCCTGGAGGGAAGGCCCAAGCGAGCTGGATGCCGAACACGATGGACGTCGTGGTCAGCGAGGTCACTGCCGGCGGCGGCTCGGTCTTGCCGCGGATGTCGGTCAGCATGCTTGTCGCCGGGATCGACACGGAGTTGAGCGCATTCACTGCTCGTACGCGCGCGAGGTATTTGCCGGCGTATATGCCTGGCACTTCGACGCTGGCCGTCGTTACCCGGCCGGCACGAACCCAGTTCAGGTCATCGCGCCTCCATTCCACGTCGTACGCGATTGCCTTGTCGGCGGCGTTCCACTGGATGGTCAGCGTCGGGGTGGCGATGCCCTGCTCGATCACCACGTGCGACGACAGGGTCACGTTGGTCGGGGGCGGCTGAACGCTCGGCGGTATGATGCTGATGGGCGGCAGCTCCAGACGCGTGCCGTCGTCGATCGCAGCGTACTTCCCGGGCACGTGCTTCAGGGCAGTGATGTTGTAGGTGAGGTCTTCACCCTCTGCCACACCAACCACCCGGAACAGCTGCAGCGCCAGTTCGCTGGACTCGGTCGCCCAGACCGATTGCTCCACGGGAACGGCGGACCACGGCACAGCCACCTTGACCACGCCTGCGACACGATCGATACCGGTGATGCTCCGCCCTTCAACCTTCCCGCTCGGCAGTGTCGCGTGCAGGAGGTCGCCGGCCGCCATCTCATCCGGGATGCGGTCGAGCGTCAGGGTATCTTCCGTAGCTGCACGGATGCGGCCGGCGTTGCGGCGGCCGGCACGGTTCGGGTCTGCAATCTGGATCACATCACCAGGCATGCAGTTCAGCGCGTCCATGCCTACCGAAAAGCCCACCGTCTCGGTTTCGAGGTTTTCGGTGTACAGGATGTGGTTGCCGACACGCTGGGCCTGCGCACGCGAATGGCAACCGATGGCCGTCACCTCAGTCTGATTGACGCCGTAGCGCGCGATGCCTTCCAGGTGCTGAACCGGCTCGACCTTCTGCCGCCCGAAGTCGTCAGGATCGGTCCACGACACCAGCGCAACCGTATGCCGTGCCTTGCGGCCGCTGCCTTCGTATCGGAATCGGCCACCGACAACGTTGGCCTGGCTGAACGTCGCGCCCGGATCCTTCGGCATATCGGCCGAGGCCATGACCTGGCCTGCCGCATAGAAGCTGATGCCGCGGAACATGCTGGCCATATCCTGCAGCACGCGGTACGCATCCGCCCTGCTCTGCAGGTAGAGACTGCAGGTGAATCGAGGCTCCTTCCCGCCGAGGCCATCGCTCACCAGCTGATCGCAGTACTGGGCGATCTGATACAGGCGCCACTTGTCCACCCAGTCCAGCGGGATGCGGTTGCCCAGTCCGAAGCGATCGTTGGTCACGATGTCGAAGAAGGCCCAGGCCGGATTGTTGGTCCACGCCGATTTGAAGGAGCCGTCCCAGGCGCCGCTGGTGGTGCCCGGCCCGCTGGTCGAGTAGATCCGGCTGATCGGATCGTAGTTGGCCGGCACGCGCACGACACGCCCCCAGATGCGGTAGGAACGCGATGGGATGCTCTGAAACGCACTGGCGTCCACCTGCACTGCTGCCAAGGCGCAGTTCGGGTAGCGAAGTTTCACGTCGATGATCTCGGTCATCGATAGCACGTTGACCGTGTCCGAGATCAGCGAGTTGTTCCGGTTCGGCGTGATGCGCCGGATGCGCACTTGCCACTGCGATCCCGGCGGCAGGTCAATGCGACGGCTGCGCTCATACTGCGAGGTCGTCTTCCCGGTGATGGCTTCGGTCAGCACCGTAGTGAAGGCGCCACCGTCAACGGCCAGATCCACCGCGTAGGTGATCGAGTAGCCCTTCCGGTCCCCGTTCTCGCCGTCCACCTCCTGCAGCGCTGGCACGGCCAACCTGATGCGGACGGCGGACAGGTCCGGCCCACTAACAGTTCGAACTACCGGCTCACCGCCGCGCAGCTCGACATTGACCGCAACTTCATTCTCGACCGACGGGAAGCCTGGGATGTAGGACTGGTCCTGCGTGCCCGAGCGGGTTTCTACCGTCACTCCCGAGAAGTTCGCCGTTCCGTCGGGGTTCTGGATCGGCACTTGGTTGAGGTAGATAGACTGGTTCCCGGCAACCAGCCCCCGGATCTCGCCCTCGCCCACCAGGTCCACGATGCGGGCCACAGCCATGGAGTGAAGGCTATCCGGCGTCTCAACGGGGGTGCGGGCATTGGATCCGCTCTTGCCGCCTGCGCCGGCCAGGCGGACAGCCTGCCCCACCCCATAGGCCAACGGTGCGTTTACTGTCGGCAGGTTCACAGCTGGTCCTCCGCCTGGATGCCACCACTGATCACGGCAGAGCCCACCAGCATGCCCTTGGTGTCGTGCCCACCGTAGGGCACCGGCACCGGGTTGCCCTGGGCCTGTGTGTTGACGGTGCCGTTCATGCTGTAGTTCGGCCGATTCTCGGCACTGTCTTGGGAGCCGAGGCCCTTGGGCTGCGGTCCCAGCATCTGCACGACGCCGCCGATCACCATCACGGCACCCTGGACGACCAGATTGAAGTTGGTGGTATAGACGCCCACAACGATCAGCACGACCCCGAGGATGATGTTCAGCACGCCGCCGCGCTTGCTGCCCAGCAGCACTGGGGCGATGCGAATGTCCTCGCCACCGGGGGGATCCTGCAGCTGATCCTTGGTGATGTTCTGTTTGCCGATGAACACGGCAAACGCCATACCCTGCTCCTTCGCACGGGCCAGATACTGCTGGAAGCCCGGCACGATCGCGCACAGCGCGCGGACGGCTTCCGCCGGGCTGTTCACGGCCAATCGGAACTTGCGCCCGAACCGGCTGCCCAGCTGGCCATACAGGCGGATGGTGCGCATGCGCTCAGCCATGACGTGCCTCCTTATGGCGAACGATGTAGCGGGTCCGCTCGGTCCACATGCCGCCGTAGGGCACGACCTCCGAAAGCCGGCCGTGCAGATGATGCAGCATCTGGCCATCACCCAAGTGGATGCCGGCGTGGTTCGGTACGGTGGAGCGGATCTGCATCAGGATCATGTCGCCGCGGCGAGGCTCGTCCTCGATCTGCTCGAAGCCCTCAGCCCGGAGCCGATCCAAGCTGTAGAGATCCTGCCCCTTCTCCCACCAGTCGTCCTCTCGTTCGTACTGACTGAGGTGGATGCCGAGCTCCCGCGCGTGGAAGTCGCGCACCAGCGTGTAGCAGTCGAGGATGCCGTGAGCGAACTGCCGGCCCACCAGCGGCGCGATGAAGCCGCTGGGCTGGATGGTCTGCAGGTCACCACATTCGGGTTCGGCACCAGTGACTTGGCCAACGCTGACGATGTGCCACGGCAGGCCGCTGGCCTCGCACATGACGCGATCGGCATCCGACGCGGTCGCAGGCGCGTTCGGGTGGCTGTGCACGACGGCCAGCACCTCGCCCACGTCCTCGGCATCGGCATAGTCCTCTGCCGGCAGCCGGAAGTGCTCGCTGGGCGTCATCGCCACATTACGGCAGGCAACGTAGGCCTCACCGCCGGCCGTAGCCACAATCAATCCGCAGCACTCGCGCGGGTACTCGGCCACGGCATGTGCCTGTATAGCCTGCAGGGTGCTCAGTTCCATGGTTTGCTCATAGAAAAGCCCGCACACGGCGGGCTGTGGAAACGGGGATGAAGGGGTGCGTCAGGTGCGCAGCAGGCCGGCGGCCGGGAATCCGCCATAGGGCAGCGGCTTGTCTGCGCCGAAGCGCAGCTTGCAGCTACCCACCCTACCCCCGCATTGGTCGCGCGACGGGTCAGTGGTCGGCACGTCGTTGGCATCGGCCACGGCCGGCCCGTTGTAACCGCAGTAGGGGCCGCGATATCCACCCCGGATCAGCCAGCCGCACACGCCGGCGATGACCTGCCGGCCGGGCAGCTGCTCGCCGTTGAGGTCGATGGCGGTGGTCAGCTCGAACTCGACGGCCTCCCTCTCTTCGCCAACTTTGCGCTCGATGAACCAGATCTCATCCAGGAAGTGCTCGTTCGGGTCGGCGGTGGGATTTCGATCAGCGCTGGGGTCGGCCGATGTCATCGTGAACGGGCTGGCGACCGGGCCATCCTCAACCTGCATACCCAGCAGCGTCACGTTCTGACCGATAGCCGAAGGATGTGGGCCGAAGCCATACGACGGAGCACCGTTCCCGGCTTCCGAGTACGTAACGACCACCACCAGCTTCCTCAGACCATTGCCGAGATCCTTGTACTCAAGAATCTGTGCCTGGCCTGCAGTGAATGGCAGGTTCACAGTGGGCCATGTGTCCGTAGCTCGCCCCCAAATGAAACAGTCACGCACACCGGCCACGGTTGGGTTGGTGTAATGCAGCCGGAAGGCTCCTGAAGTGCCGAACCTGAAATAGACCGTGGTTGTGACCTGCTTGTTCACTGTCACTGCAGGTGTGTTCCACATCCCTGCAACGCGCCGCGGGTAGCCACCGGATACGGTACTCGCCACAAGGGAGGGAGCTTTAAACGTAATGCCATCGACTGAGATAGGCGCCACCGGGGTCGCGCTGGTGCCAAGGCTGCTCCACGTTGCCGCCATCGCGTCTGCACTGTTGCGAACCCGGTTGGTGATTGCGGGGAAGTTGACCGCGTCCAGGTACTTCACCAGCGTCTGTCGGCGGATGACCCTCGCGCCGACCAGGTCATCGAACATGAGGCACAGCGCTGTGATGCGCCCATCGATGTTGCTCACCTTCAGGCGTGGGTTCGGCGGTTGGTCACTGGTGCGCGCGAAGCCGGTGGCCTCGATCGGCCACGGCCCGTACTCCTGGCCCTGCCACCAGATCACCCCCGTCTGCAGGTGCTGGTGGAAGAACAGCTGATCAGCACCGAAGCTACTCGCGTCCAGTTCGTACAAGGTCACCCGGCCACCGGGCTCCAGCTGCTGGGCATCGGCAGTGATCATTCCAGCACCGCCGATTCACCCGTGCCCAGCGGCAGCGAAATCTCGCTCGGCCAATTGAAGACCTCCGGCTGGGGCAAAAGCGCCTGGACCTGCTCCCACGTCTCGATCCCGGCCGGTGGATTCGTGACCAACTGCTCCAGCGCGAGGTTCACGGCATCACGCCACGCAACCATCGCTCGCGCTTCCAGTCGATAGCGTTCAACGCCGCTGTTGTAATAGCCAACGCAGGTTTCAACGCTGTCGTACCGGCGGTCAACAACGTAGGCAGTCATCCATCCCCATGCAGCAGAGCGAATCGCCTGGTAGTGCTGGGGACTATGGAGTTCGTATGGCAATGCTGCCGGCGCCGGATTGTTTCCTTCCTCAAGCCAGACTTCATAGAGTTCCCAAAGGCGGTGGCCCTTCGGGATGACCTCACCGGTGGAGATCAACTGAATCTCGTCTGGCGATTTCGTGAATCGGTACATGGTCAAAGCTCCGCGTCTGCGGTGAATGCACCACCGCGCAGGTTGTAGGAAAGGCCTTGGACGACCGATCCGGTGAACCCGGTCACATCGCCGCGGAACCCGTTGATGCTGGCGCCCGCAAGCACGATGGTGTTTGTACTTCCTGTTTGCCCATTACCCACCCACGTCGGATAGGCAACGGTGGCGAGCGCCGGTGCTGCTCTCTTGGCCACAGAGAAATTGCACCCGAACATGATGTCCGCGGCATTGAACGTAGCACCGGCAATCTCTGTCCCGTCAACCCGTTCGAAGTAGCGCCTGCAAAGGGCGAGCTCTTGCGCCACTGGCCGGGCATCGAATGCCGTGGCCGCGCTGCCGCGCTCCAGCTGCGGACGGCTGTAGGTGACACCGGTCGCGGTCAGCTGCACCGTCATGTTGCCGCTGCCAGACGGGGTGAGGGTTACACCTCGCCGGCCGCTCCCAGAGGTGATCGTTCCAGTGGCTCCGCCCACACTTACGGTGATGCTGCCGCTGGGGTTCTCTACGCTGATGGTGAGCGGCTGGCCCCATGCCAGCAACGGGGCCTCCACGATCTGCTGCAGCGGCCCGCTCGAATGGGTGAAGACACCGGTAGTGGTATTGATGGCGACGTTGCAGCCACCGGCGCCGGCCTTCCAGCGATCGTAGCCATAGACCCCCGCAGCCAGAGCGCCACCGGCGAATCCGCGCTGGTTGATCGGGCTGCCGCAGTTGATGAGCATGTTCCGGCCGCCAACCGCAATCGCTGCTGCGATTGCGGCATACAGCTCGGTGAAGTTGTCGTTGCACTTCCCGAAAGCAACTGGGAAAAGATCGCCAACCCAGGTGGGGTGCTGGGTAAGAAGATCAATGATTTTCTGGGCCATGTTGGCTCCTATGGCTGGAACGTCTGTTCAAAGGTGCAGCTGATGCGCAGGTAGCCCTCAAGCTCGTCCACGGCGGTCAGCTTTGTGCAGCGGAAAAGCCCTTGCGGTTCGTTGGGTGGTGTCCAGAGAAAGGACTCACCTTGCCGCCGTCGGAGCCGCAGGAACGCCTTGGCCGCGCCCATCTGCTCCTGCTCTCGGTGCCCCCAGAGCTCGAGGTTCCAGATCTGCCTCTCGTTGTTGATGCCGTCGGGCGCTTCCTGTGAGTAGCCGTCCCCGAACGCGACTGCGCGGGTAACAGCCTCGTATTCCACGCTCGGCGGCGCGCTATACACGCACCAGACGAAGATCTCTTTCATGCTCGATATCCCGCGCCGTAGAGGAGCCCACCAGGCCGGAGGTTCTTGACCGCCCACTCGTTAATTGCGCCGGTGAAGCTGTCCCGGATCTGCTTGTCGGTGACCTCGGGCTGGTCGCTCTCCTGCTCGGTGGCGTTGATGTTCAGGTTTCCCTGGATGATCAGCCCACCTGCTCGCCCAGCGCCCGCTGTGGAAGTGCTGACGGCGCCGCCGGTGTCGTACCCCTTCAAGCCCTTGCGCATCGCCTCGACCACATCGACGCCACCAGCGCGCGCAACGTCCTTCTGAGACCACACCACCTCGCCCTTGTGCACGACACCAGCTGGCTCTGTCACTCCTCCATCGCCGGTGTAGCCACCGGTGGAGTAGCCGCCGCCCAGCTTCATGTTCTGGAACAGCTGGTTGTTGATGCTGCTGGTACCGGCGTTGACGGCCTGATTGCCAGCGGCGGTGACGCCACCACCACCCCAGGCGCTGGCAACCGCGTTCACGATGCCCATGATGGCCTGGCGCGCCGCGATCCTTGCCAGGTCAGCAAGGATGGCCTTCGTCATGTCTGAGAAGCTGGCCTTGCCCGTCGTCGTGAACTGCACCCAGGCGTCTTCGAAGCTCCCGATGACAGTGTTGACGACGCCTCCCATCTGTTGAGCGGCGTTACCCGCCTGCTGCTGGTAGTTCGCCCAGGCCGCGCTGGCACCGGCCAGCCAGTTGCCCTCGGCCTGGCGGAGTTCTTCATAGCCATTCCGTATCAGTTGCAGGCGGTCGAGCGTCTTGGCGTGGAGCAATGCCCGCTCTTCTTCGAACGTCACCTGGTCTATCTGGTCCGCGTTCCGCTGCAGGCTCAGCTCCCGAAGCTTGTCCGCCTCAGCGGCGATTGCCTCGTTGATACGCTGCTGAATCTCGTACTCGCGATCTCCCATTCCCACGCGCTGGGCTTGGGTCGTCAGCTGCCGCTGCAACGCTTCATTGCTGGCATCCAGAGCGCTGGCGTAGGCTTTGACCGCGTTCTCACGCGCTTTTGCGGCCGATTCTTCCTCCTTCTTCAGCACTTCCAGCGCACCGGCGCCCTCAATGCGCAGCTTTGCCAGCCGGGCCTCGAGCTCGCCAATCTGACGATTTACGTTGATAGCATCCTTGCCGCTGACGCCCTGCTTCTGCAGGAACTCGATCTGTTGCTGGAGTGACCGGGACTGTGCATCGGTACTCTGTTGCTGGAGATCACGCAGGCGGCTGTAGTACTCGCTGGCCGTAATCTCCCTGGCCGAGTACTGGGCACGTAGCATCTGAGTGCCGGCGGTGATCTGCGCCTGCTCGGCGATCAAATCGTCTTTGTAGCCCTGTAGCCCAGCTGCCCGCGAAGCGGATCCGGTACCGGCTGTTGGTTTCTCGCGGTACTTCTTCTCAATAGCTGCGACTGCTGCGGCTCTGCGCTCTTCGATCACCCGCACTTCTTCCACGAGTCCCGCCGCTGCGGCTTTGCGTCGCACAACGTCCGCTTGCCCATTGATACGTGCGATCTCGTCTTTCTTCTTCTGCTCCTTTGATGCCTGGGAAGCAATGATAGTGTCCTGCTGCTGCACGTATTCGGCGCTTGCATCCTGCGCGGCCTTGACCTCGGCGTCCTTACGTTCCTTGATCAGGTCTACGGCCAGAACCTTGATCTTCTCCGAGCGCTCCTTGATGGACTTCTCCATCGCCGCCAGCGCGATGGGATTCCTGGCCAAGGGCAAACCCCGCTGGTTGCCCGACGCCAGATCGTTCAACTTCGCCAGCTCTCTCTGGTTCTCCGCGACCAGCTGCTGCATCTGAGCGGCCGCGGGCCCGAGGCCGACATTGGCCTGCATCGCCGACCACGCCTTCGTCGCCTCGACCCACAGATCCTTGAAGCCACGGATCACCGGATTCTGGCTGGCGCGGACACGGGCAAGTGCCATCACAGTTTCATCGGCCGCCGCACGGGTGATGACGGTTACAGCGTCCTGGTTGCGGCCCTGCTCCTGCAGCGCCTTGACTTGCTCGTAGAGCGCCACGGTCATGAAGTTGACCTGCTCATTGAGCTTCTGCGAGTTCTTGATCGGGTCTTCGGCAAGCTTTCCATACAGGGCGACCGTATCCTCGATCGCTTGCCCGGTGACTTCCTTCATCGCCACCGCTGCAGCAGCCACCGCCTGCATGTTCTGCGCCGCAATGCGGCCATTCGCACCAACGGCCTGGGCCACCTCCGCACCGGCACCGGCAGTGACGTCCAGCGCGTCGCTGGTGCGCTGCGCGAGGGTCACCAAGGTGAGGGTCGTAGCGGCGGCCTCATTGCGCGATAGCACCAGTGCCTTGGTGTAGGCCTGGGCCTGCTGCTCGGCGTCGTACCAAGCGTAGACCATTAGCCCAACAGCGGCGGCCGACACCGTGACCGGGGTGACCATGCCCAGCACTGCGGATGACACACCCTTCAGCGCTGGCTCAACACCGCCGAAGCTGTCCTTGATCTGCCCGCCCTGCTGCACCAGCACCGTGAAGAAGGGCATACCACCCTGCAGGCTGGTGAAGATGTCGGTGAACTGGGCCGGCAGCTGACGCATGGCCTGCGCCGTCTGGCCCGCAGACACACCGAGGTCGGTGATGCCATTCTTCGCCGGCAATGGCCGGGCCGCCTCGCTGCGCACTTCGCGCAGTTGCCGGGTGAGCACACCCAGACCCTGCCTGATGTCGGCCAGGTCCGCACTGATGCGGACACGCAGATTCGCTGAAGGCTCAGCCATGGGTCATCTTCCCTTGTGTCTGCCCCACCGGGGCGTGGCCACGAAGTGCGGCCAGATACATCTGCCAATCGGCTGCGGGTGCAGCCATGGCCATGCGAGTGGCCACCGCGAATTCCGCGATGCGATCGCGGTCGTCCTGGGCGGCAGCTGCGGTGAAAGCCCGAAGCTGCGCCAAGGTGTATGTCATCACGTCGCGCCGCGAATGCCCGTGGGCGATCAGGTACTGGACGAGGTCGGCGAGGCCGTACTCTCTGCCGCCGGCGGCTTGGCCATCAGCAGCAGCCGCTGCAGCCGGCGGGCAAAAAAATCCCGGTTCAATCCCACCACGGCCTCCAGCAGATCGGCGACTTCATCCAACGTCCCTGCGGCGATCCAGTCCGGCTCGCGGTCGACCGCCACAGCCAAGGCAGCGGCGATCTCCTGCCCGTCCTGCTCGAGCAGATCGAGCATGATTGCGCCAATGGCGGCCGGCTCCGCCGCTTCAACAGCGCCGGCCATCATCGCCACGCGGGCGATGATGGTGCGGCTGGCGGTGATGAACGGGCCGACCTGCTGCAGCCGCAGCGGCCCTACGGCGATCTTCTCGCCACGGAAGGTGACCGTGCGTGTCGGCGGAGTAATGATGTCTTCGTCGGTCACGGCTTACTTCTCCTGCTGCCAGTAGAAATAGGGAGAGATGTCCTGCCCATTAGCCTTTGCGCTGTCCTTCAGCAGCGCGCCCGGCACGCTTCCAGCGCCAAACTCGTTTCCGATCAGGCCCATGCTTTCGATAACGCCGCCGGTGACCTTGTGCGCCACCATGCGCACCATCTTGCCGCCACGGGCCTCGTTGGCACCGTAGAACTGCATCTCGTAGAACTTCTGCGAGGTGACAGCGGCCTCCACGTGGCCCAGGTCAGCGTTCTTGTAGGTGACCTTGACGTTGGGCGTGCCGGCCGGATTGGCCGGGGTGATGACAGAGTCCGCCGGAATGAACAGCATGCCGCGTTCCAAGCGGTAATCCTTTCCCGCCTCGTAGGTGGCAGTGCCGGTTGCAGGCTTGACCGTGGTGATTTCACTGGCCAGGCGAACCAACGGCGCATAGCTGCCCTTCGTCGCCACCACCAGTTCATCGGTCACGGTTCCCGCAGCGATACTGCTGACCTTGCCGCGAGTCGCACGTGCGAAGTTCTCGGGCTTGAAATCGTGGAAGGTGTAGTTGAGGTTGTAGCCGGTCACGCGATCAACGCGGTTGGCGGTGCCGCCGCCCGGGTTCTGGTAGTCGGCCAGCTCGATCGTGCTGGTCTGCGGCGCCAGGGTGTACGCGGAAACGTTGCCGACCTCGAGGAACGGGTCGCTGGTGTTCCACTCGCGGATCAGGACGATGCCTGCGCCCAGGTAGCTGTAATCTTCGGCCATGATGGCTCTCCAGTTGGGTTGCCGCTGAGCGGCGGGTCATTTCTTGGGGATGTGGGTCTGGTAGGTAATCAGGGCGCCGACCCAGCCGGCGCTGGCCTTCTCCGGCATCAGCGGTTCCATGCCGACGTAAACCGGCACCTGGATGCCATCGGGGAAATTGCGCGCCGTCTCGCGGCTGTCCATGGCCGCCTCGATGTCAGTCACCAGGTCGTCCAGCTTTTCCTGGTATGCCGCAGTGTCGGAGGGCACCTTGGCGATGACGCTGACAGTGGTCAGGCGGTGGCTGATCACCTTGGAGGGCGTCTCTGCCCGCTGCTGCTTCTCGATCACGGCGGTGAGCACGGCCAGGCTGTCCTGATCACCCGGAGCAGGTTCCAGCGTCCAGCCGGCGCCGGCGTCAGTCAGGTATCCGTTGGCGATGCTGATCCGCTGCAGGCTCAGACCCATGGCCTCCAGCAGCTGACGTCGCGGGCTGGTGCGTGGCTCAGACACTGGCCACCTCCCACTGCTCTGCAGATGCGTCAGCGCGCAGCTTCTTGACCAGCTTCAGCCTTCGGCCGGCGCTGTCGATGTGCACAACGCCCCCACCCTGCGGCTTGACCTCGCTCAACTGCAGCGTGATCCGGTCGAAGGACGTGGCCACCGGCGCAAGGTCGTCATCGGTGAACTGTTGGACGTCCTCATCCAGCAGCACAGTGCACGGCCATTCCTGGCCATCAGGTGCCACGTAGCGCGCCGTGTCGGCTACGCCCGCGGCTCGGAACGCGTCAAACGCAAGGGCGTCAAAGCCCTGCAGAAAAGCTCTCTGGTTCAAGGCAGCGGCCTCGCGGTTTCCATCGCCTTCTCCAGCTCGCGCTTCAGGAAGAACGGCATCAGCCGCTTCCAGGTGTCCTCGGCCATGCCGTAGATGTCGTAGCGCGGGCTGTAGCCAGCGGTGTTGGTGAAGATGAAGATCGAGCGGACGCCCGAGCCGCGTCCGATGCGCTCGTAGATGCCAGGCCGCAATGCGCCGCGCCGCTTGGTGATCACGAAGTACTCGCCATCACGGTTGTTGCGCTTGCCTCGCCGCCGCTTCCGACTGACGTCTGTCTGGTTCTGGTATCGATCATGCTGGGCGCCCAGCTGCGACAGGATCTTGGTTACCTGCCCAGCCGGCACGTTGCCGAACTGGTTTGACTGGGCACCCCGCCCCATCACTGCAAACTGGGTCGGCGACAACAGACCACGGCTCTGCAGCAGCCGCTCGAAACCTTTCCGACGGCGTTGGCCACCCTCGACTTCCGCCAGCAGGTACTTCGCCGGCGGTGTGCCCTTGAAGGCTTCGTCGCGGATGTAGATCTCGGCATACGGTTGGGCTTTGGTGGCCTTGCGGTACATCGCCGCATTGGTGGTCAGCGGCGTCGGGCGATCGAACACGCGGTGCGCCTGACGCTTCCACCGCTCGCGGATCTCGTAGGCCACCTTGTTGGCGGCCTGCGAGGCGGCGAACGGCAACTGCGACTGCTCCAGCTCCGTGAGCTGCCGGCCGAATACGTTGTCGGGGTCGACCCCGATCCTGATCTGGGCCATATGACCTCCTGCCTGGCCCGCCGAAGCGGGCCAGGCACTACTGGCTTACTTCGCGCCAGCCTTCAGGCGGATTACCGCGTCCGGTCGGGTGTTGATGTTCAGCGGGTTGGACTGGCTTTCCAGCTCGATGCCCTTGTCCATACGCAACTTGGCGGTCTTGGTGTAGTACGGCAGACCCTTGGTGCGAACAGTTTCCAGGTAGTCCGCCGGCGCGAATCGGGTCAGGAACATGTCCGGCACGCCCAGCGGGAACGCGATGGCTTCGCCGTCATTGAGCGCGAGCTTTCCACCGGTGCTGCCCTGCAGCTCTTCGAAGGTGATGTCACCGAAGACGAAGCCCTTGCGCAGGTCGCCGCGCAGCGCTGCACCATCCTGCCAGCGCTTGTAGGCTTCCTCGACGTCAGGGTGGTCGATCAGCGCATCGAAGAAGCCAGCACTGCAGAACACATGGATGCCGGTGTAGGGCACCCCGCCCAGCTTTTCCTCGATCGCACGCTTGATCGACACCACTTTCGAACGGACCTTGGTGTCGGGCTTATTCAGCTCCATGCCGATGGTGGCCTGCTGGACACCGAATTCATCGTAGAAGTCCACGATGACCGATCCGTCGGCGTCCAGCAGCTTTCCGCGAAGGGCGCCCATGCGGTGGTACTCGATGGTGTAGTCCAGGTCGCGCTTGTGGATGACCTGGAGACCGTTCACCAGCGACGCAACGTTGGTGCCTTCCGGGTCGGCCGGATCCCACACACCCAGCAGCTGATCGGCCATGACGGTGGAACGCTGCGGAAGATGGGTGGTTTCCAGGATCTTCACTTTGCCGCGGTCCAGGCCCTTGGGCTGACCGGGCGAACCGCGCGGCACGTTGGGCACCAGCACCAGCTTGTTGTCCTTGATGCCGATCTTGACGAGGGTAGTGCCGACCAGGCCATCTTCCTGGAACAGGCCCATCTCGGAAATCCGCGTGTTGATGCGCGGCAGGTTGTTGATGTGGGCGTTCAGGGCATCGAAGCTCAGCACGCCCAGCGCCAGAAGGGTCTGCAGATCCATGGTTATTTCTCTCTCGAAAGGGGATACAAAAAAGCCCCGCCGAAGCGGGGCCTGTAGTCAGCTGGTTGTGGTGTAGTCGGCGATCAGCCGCCGGCTGCCGCGATGGTGATGGTGTCGGTGGTCGCCTCGTCCAGATCGGTCGCGGTCACCTTCAGCGTGTAGTCGCCAGCGGCGCTCAGAGTGGCCGCGTCCCAGGTGATGACACCGCCCACTGCAGCCTTGGCACCGCCGCCGGCCAGGTTGCCAGCACCGGTGGCCTTGGCCAGGGTGGCGCTGATGGTGCTGCCGGTGACCAGAGCGCCGAATATGTCCTTCACGTGCGCAACGATCGGCGGCAGAGCTTCGCCGACGGTGCCGGTAAGCGGAGTGGAGACGAACACCAGGTGATCAGCAGCATTCGATGCGATGGGCTGCTGGGTCCAACGGGTGATGATCCCCGACTCGGCCAGGCTCAGCGCGGCCAGCAGCTTCTGGTCATCGGTGACGCCGCTGGCCCAGATCAGCTTCTCGCCGAATACCTCGGCATCGCGCGCGATCGCCGCGCCCTTGACGGCCAGACCGTCGGATTCGGTACCGGTGTCGACCGCGCCATACAGCACCTTCACTGCTGCGGCGCCGTTGGTGGCCACGGTGTTGTCGGCCTTGAGCAGCGTGCCGGCGGCCAGCACGCCCTGCCCGGCAGGGAGGCGGATCAATTCACGGCTGCGCTCGCCGCCTGCTTCGGACAGCAGGAATTCACCGGTGCGGGTGCCGGCCAGGGAGATTTCCATCGTCAGTTACCTCGTTGCTTGTAGATGTGATTGGGGTTCAGCTGCGCCTTGATCTCGGCGGCTCGTTGGTCGGCTTTCGGGGCCGGGTGTGCGGTGACGACCTGGGTGCTACGGCCTTCCTCCGCCTTCATCGACAGCAGCTGTGCACGCACCGTGTCGAGGTCGGTGTTCTTCTCGATGAAACTGGCAGCCAGGCTGTCGTCACCGCGCAGCGTGGCTGCGCATGCGTCCTGTACTGCCGTCGCATATTCGATGGCGCTTGCTGCAGCCTCGTCCTGCTGCAGCGGCCGACGCAGTACCGCCATCGCCAGCACCGCTGGCAGATCACTTGCAGCCACAGCGGCGGCCAATTCCGCCGCCTGAACCGCAGGGCCGGTTGCTGCTGGCACCACCGGGGCCTGAACCGCAGCCGGAACCGCAGCCGGAACCGGAGGCAGCTGCACAACTGCGGCCTCGGGGTCATCGTCGGGCGCGTCGTCGCCCTCGCTGAAGGGATCAGGCGCTCCGCCGGCACCAAGATGTGCAATCAGGTCATGCCAGGTGCCAAGGCGGGTGGCAAAACCCACATCGACTGCGGCTTGGCCGCGGTAGCAGGCCGCCTCGGTGGCGTGTACCGCCGCGGCATCCATCCCGAGGTTCCGCGCCACGGTGTCCACGAACATGCTCCGCATGCCCTCCAGATCAGCCATGGCCGCCGCATGGGCTTCCTCACTGAGCGGGAAGTTTGGGTTGAAGTCGACCTTGCGCGCCCCGGCAAAGAGCGGGGTCACCTTCAATCCGATCTGGGCGTTGTTGCCGCTCCAGTCGTGGTGGTAGCAGACCACGCCTACCGATCCGACACCGCCCGTGCGACTGACCCAGATCTCGTCGCAGGCCGACGCCAGCGCAAAGCCGGCGGAGTACGCATGGTCGTCCACCAGTGCGTACACCGGTTTGCGGCCTCGGGCCTCGAAGATGTGGTCGACCAGGTCGAAGCATCCCGAGGCCATGCCGCCCGGCGTGTCCAGGCGAAGGATGATCGAGGTGACCGCATCGTCCTCGAGCAGTTCGTCGAACGTATCGCGCACTGCCGCGTAGCTGACCGGCCCAGGCCCACTGGCACCGGGCATCGGGCGGTTCACCATTGCGCCGGACAGGTTGATCACGCCGATCACATTCTGGGCGACGCCAACGGCCTGACCATCCGACCCGCTGGCTTCAAACCGGTCAGCTTTGAGCACGCTGTCAGCGCTGGTGATCTTTCCTTCCAGGTAGCCGCCGACCAGCGCCTCGCCGATAGCGGGCTGCACCAGCAGCGGCTGATTGAGGACCGCGGCAGCGAGCGATGCCACCACGGGTGCGCGGCTGCCACGACCCAGAATTCGGGCCAACAGGCCTGGCTTACTCGTCATCGTCATTCCCTTCATCGTTGTTGGTGCCAGAAGCACCGGGTTCTTCGTCTTGCCGCGCACCAGATGCGTTCGTTCGCCTCGGGTCGCTGTCGTAGCGCAGCCCTGCGGCGTCGGCGCGCTCGTTGTCCTGAGCCTGCTCGGCATCGACCTGTTCGGGATCCTCACCGGCGCTCAGCACGACCTTGCTGCGCGACTTGAAGCCGGCGCGCACGGCCTTGAGCTCGGAGGTCACGTCTTGCACCGGATGGCTCCAAGGCCACCCCTCGGGCACCCACAGCGTTTCGGTGACGTCATCGCGCAGCGCTGCATATCGCGGCACCTTCAGCAGGCCGGTCAACACGGCCTGATCGAAGAAGGCATCCCGAACCCGCTGGCAGAACATGGGGATCATGTACAGCCACTGGTCCTGCTCGATGACGCGGCGGAACTCGTTGAGGATCAACCGCAGCGCGCGGTCGGACACGTTGCGTAGGTCGCCAGTTAGTACCTCGTAGGGCACGTCCTGGCTCGCGCAGATGGCGAGCAAGTGGCCACGCAGGAACTCGGCGTAATCCGAGCCCGCGCTCGGTGGGTCAGCAAAGTCGATCTTGCGTCCCGGCGGCAGCTCCTGCAGCGTGCCAGGCTCCAGCCCGCCGATTGCGGTGCCGTCCGGATCTTCGCCCGTGATCAGGTCACCGACGGCCTCACCCTCTTCGCCTTCACTGTTGGCTTCGGTGGTGATGAATCCGGCGAACAGGTTGGCCAACGCCTGGCGTTCCAGCACCGCGTCATCGAGACGGTCCAGGTTGAACATGCGCAGCAGCGCTGGGGCCGAGCCCGGCACACCGCGTATTGCACCTGCCCGGTTGGGCCGGTACAGATGGAGCACCTGCTCGGCCGGCACGCGGACCAGCTCGTTGCCGTTGACGGTCATCTGCAAGTCGCCCGGGTGTTCCCGGTACATCCAGTAGGCGACACGGCGGCCGATGCGGTCGACCTCAATGCCCTGCCGGATCACGTTGCCATTGCTGGCTACTCCGTTGTAATGCTGCGGACACTGCTCCGACTCGATCAGCTGCACCTGCAGGGGGACAGGCAGTCCATCCTCAGGCAGGCGGAACCGAATGCGGGCAAACACCTCTCCCGCCTCCTTCCATTCGCGCCAGCCCAGCGCCTGCAATCCACTCCAGTCCAGCACACCATCGGCATCGGCGTACTTCGCCCAGCGCAGCCACAGCTTGGTGACCTTCTTCTTGTGCTCCTTGGTGCCCCAGATCGGCTTGGCCTGGATTCCGGTGGCGATACCGTTGGAGACGCTCTTGTTGAGCGCACTGACCATCCACGGGTCATTCCGGGCCAGGTGCCGGGCACGCGCCAACAGCGTGGGCAGACCCAGCAACGCGGCATTCGGGCCCAAAGAGGTGGGGCGGAATGTCCGCAGGCGGCGGCCGTTACCGGCCGCACGGTAGGTGCTCTCGGAGATATCAGACATTGCCGGTCCCCGACTGGTAGAGGCGCACGATCCGGGGGCGACGGCGCGCCCCCGCAGGTCCGCCCAACTCTTCGCGCATCTGCTTCAGCAGCTTCCGCATTTCGGACAGGCTCTGGTACGTCACGGTGCGGTCGGCGTATCGGACGCTCAGCACGCCAGCCGCGATCGCGCCCTCCAGCTTGGCGACCTGCTCTTTGGTGAATGCCATATCAACGTCCCAGGTACTTGCTTCGAATGACGGGACGGCGGCGAGCACGCGGCGGTGGCGCCGGCGTCACATCGTCTGCCCTCACGTCGGGGTTGTCGTCCCACGCCGCGGCCCACGCCGGTGGCGTGTCCCACTTGATGGCCGGCACCTTCAACCAGAGAGCCAGGCCCTCGGCATAGCCGGTAAGGTCGAATGCCTCGTTTCGGCGGCCGGCCAAGTTCTTCCAGCCGTTGACGGTCCGCGACTCTGCTGTCAGCTCGGCGTAGAACGCCTCTGGCAGCCAGTCGGGGAAGTGATAGAAGCCGGGCCCAGGTTCTGCGCGCTTCACGTTGGCGTCGACGGTGTCCTTCAGCCGGTCCACGTTGAGCAGCAGCTGCGGCACATCGCCCTTTGACCCGGATTTTCGGTCACGGCGTTTGCTGCTGTCGGGGAACGTCTCGCGGAACAGGCCGGCCTCGCGCCGCGCTTCACCCTTGATCAGACGCACTCTGGCATGCAGCTTCCGCTCCTTCAGCGATCGCCAGAATTCCAACGCGCGCACCGACGTGCCTGACTTGCCGCCCCAGTCGATGCCGACAGCACGCACCGGCATGCTGCGGCCGGTGTCGTCTGCCAGCGTGTAGCGCCTGCTGATTACTTTGTCGACCAAGCGTTCCCAGTCCTCCAGGTACTTCGGCGGATCCAGCGGCAGGAAACCGCCCGACCCGTCTTCGCGCTTGGAGGTGCGAAGGGTGAAGGAATCCACCACCCAACGCTCAAGCTGGCCTGATTCACCGATTCCGAACCCCAGCACCAGCACCACGAAGCGGTTGGCCTGAACGTCGACAGTGCCAATCAGAAAGCGCACGCCGGGAGGAACCGTCCCGGTCGGCCAAACCTCTGCCCGCTCCTGCATCTCGCCCGGATCACTGGCCGACCGCGCAGCCATGGGCACGTAGTTGATTGCGCCATCGACGTTGTGCGTCGTCTTCAGCGGCCGCTCTTCACCCGTGGTAGCGAATGTTCGCAGCGCCTGAAAGTAGCGCTCGACCAGCGATTCCCACGACTGATACGCCGCCGCCACACCGCCCAGCCAGTAGCTGGCGATGCGCGCCTCAGGCCGGTCGCCGGTAACAGTGCCATCAGCGTGGACGATCTGGCCCTCGGCTGCCCAGACGCCGGCCCGATTCATACCGTCCTTCCAGCGATGCTTCAGGCCAACCCCACAGTGGGGGCAATGCAGCATCGAGTAGTGGCGCGCCATCTTCTGCACGTCATCCAGCACGACCCGCTCGAGGAGTTCGTCCATCGGAGGAAGCGCAAAGCCTTCATAGCCTGGCGCCGCCTGGAAGCGCTCGCCGCACTCCGGGCACGGCCAGTACCAACGGCGTCGGTCTCCACGCGCATACAGCGCGGCGATGCCGGCGGCCGGTGGCCCTTGATGCGGGTTCTGCGGTTTCCACGCACCATCGGTGTAATCGGTCGCCGGACTCGACTCGGCCACCACCATGCCGGCAGACATGTAGGTCTGCGTGCGCTTCAGCGCCAAGCCGAAGCACTCGTCGATGGCCAGATCGCCGGTGTAGTTGTCCACGTCCGTCATCAGGACGTCATGGATGTCCTTGCCCGAGAGCACCGACACCGACGGCCAGCCCATGCGCAGCGACATACCCGACCGAAAGAACTTCAGCAGAATGTTGTCGTCGTGCGCCCTGGGGCTGAGCCGCGAGCGCAGCTCGGGACTGGCCGAGATGCTGCGGGAGATTCGCGTCTTGCTGTAATCCTCGGCCGCATCCTTGGACATCTGCACAACCATGGCATCGGCCGGGTTGCAGGTGATCAAATATGCCAGGCGCGCATCGATCAGGGAAATCGTCTTGCCAGACCGTGCTGGGCCGACGAACACCACCGCCTCGTAATGGCGACTGCCGGTCGTATCGAGCGGCTCGACCATGTAGGGCGTGGTGTCCGGATCCCAGCCGCCAGCGGCGCCGGCGGCATTGGCCACCTGCAGCACCCGTGCGCCCTCGCTTACCCGGATTCGGCGCGGCGGCCGGATCATCTCGGCAACGCCGAGGCGCACGCTACGCGCTGTCGCGTACGTCGTCATCGGTGATGCCCTCATACATGGATTGCCGGACGCGATCGCACTCGTCCTGGACCTTCACCACCTGCTCTGGCGTGAGCCCTGCTTTGCGCTCGAGCACGTCAGGCAGCGTGTCGAAGAACTGCACGACCTTCTTCACCAGCTCGGCGTAGTCGGCCTCGACCTCGGCCGCCGGCACCAGCTGCCCAATGGTCGACTCGACCTTCAGGCGTTCGTTTTCCGACTGGTAGAACGCGCGCCGCTCCATGGGTGGAAGGTCGCGAGGATCGACCACACCCTCAGCGCCGAACGCCGCGGTGCTTGGATTGACGAGCGCGGCCGCCGCGTCGGCCAGGCGGTAGACGTCATGCCCGGCTCGCTTGGTCAGCGGCGGAACGCCGGCCTCTTTCAGGCGCTTGCCGGCCGTTCGGCGGTCCATGCCGAACTCATCCGCGAGGCGGGCCACGGACCAGCCTTGGGTGAATTCGCGGATGTCAGCCATGTCCTACCCGATGTACAGCCTATTCAGCCCTGAAAATGCGGTTTCTCCCGGGAAAATCCGCCAAATACGTGACCTGTGGTGGAGCACCATAGAGGCCGAAAAACTGTCAATTACCGGGGTCCGAATTCCCCCTGGTTGCTGTGGATAACCTCAGGGGCCCCCGCTCTCGTGGAACATCGACCGTGAAACGCCGCTCCCGCAAGAATCCTCACGGGTTCAGTTACCCGTCTCCGCAGCCGGCTTGCCCTGCACCTGGTTGATCGCATCGAACTGCGCCTCGTATTGCACCAAGCAACGCTTGCGGCCGTTGCTTACATCGAACACCGCCGAGGGCTTGCCGTCCCGCACCCAGCTGCAGCGCTTGGTCAGCGCGGCATCGATGGGGACATAGGTGGCCACCGGCACTTTGATGACGGCCGGCGCAGGTGCGTTGGACTTGGCAGGTACGCCCTGACATGCGGCCAGCAACGCAGCTGTGACAACCACGATGGTGCGCATGTCAGTACCCCTTCAATGCTGGGCAGGCGGAATCAAGCAATTCCAGCGCCGCCTTGCAGGTGTCGGGCCGCTGCTCGTACCGACCACGCCAGGTGGACGCCTCCTTCTCGGACGCCTCGATCTTTCCGGCCAGGGCCTGCAGCGCCGCAGCGCTCTCCGCCTTGAGGGCTTCCAGCTTCTCGGCCTCTGCCCGCAGTGCAACGGCGACCTCGGCGAGCCGCTGATCGCGGGTATCCACGTCGGCCTGCAGTCGGGCGGCATCAGCCTTCCAGTCGGACCGGACCTTGACCACCTGGGCGCTCAGGTCGCGGATCTTCTGCTCTTTCTCCCAAGCTGTCAGGCCGGACACCATGCAGCCAAAGGCCAGCACGGCACATACCAGCTTGACCTTGCTCCCGGGCTTCCTGAGCCACTGCAGCGCGTCAGCGGCGGCGCCGATGACCAGCTCCCACGCCGCACGCAGGAATCGAATTAGCACGCTCATGGCTTATCGCCTCCGATGGCGCCGGTGGCTTTCTCCACCATGCGCACGTAGCCGGGCAGCAGCCGGCGGATCAGGACGCCCGACAGGCCGGCCAGCGGCAGCTGCGGCGCACCAGCAAGAGCAGGCCAGATCGACGCAGCAACGGCGATGACCCATGCGGCCACAATCGCGTACGCCACCACCGCCACCGCCAAGGCAGCCCAGCGCGCGGCCGTCTGTAGGAACCGGTGGCCGCGGCGGCGATTGGCGTCAGCGGCTACTCGCTCGGCGTCCTTCTCCGGCAGCAGCAGGACGCCGATCAATGCACCGGCCATTGCCACCAGCAGCACCGACTGCGGCACGCCCAGGATGATTCGCTCGGCTTCGCGCAATGCGTCTGCCGTCGCCGGCGCCACCACCGCAGCGGTGAACGTCCCAACGAACGTTTTCAAGGTACTCATCGGCTCGGTCACGGCGCCACTGCCCCGCCAGCCTTGCGGTAGGCAGCCAGCAGCTTATCCAAGGCGTGCTCAGGCTGGCCGTAGCCTGCGCCCGGCAGGCTTGCCCAGATATTCCGCACCTTCGCGATGGCTTCCACGATCCGGCCCGACTGGATCAGTGGCACTGCGCGGCGCTCGCGGATCAGCTGGATGGCCCAGAGATCCTGCGACAGCGGCCCGAAGTCCTGCAGCTTCAGCAGCTCGCGGTAGTGGGCATAGTCCTTCAGCATGAACTGGTAGCGGCCAGATGCGTTCGAGGTCAGGCCCTTGCTGTTGATGGCCTTCGACTTCCGTCCTCGGGAGAACGGGTGCACCGAGTAGTCGGTGAAGATCTCCGGCACACGATCGGCACCGGTCACGATCACGTCGTAACCCTGGTTCTTCGTAGCCGGGCTGGTGCTGGTGCCCTCGGACCAGGCCAGCATGTCCAAGAAGGCGACGACGTTGGTGCCGCCTGCCTGTTGCGCGGTGATCTTGGCCATCAGGGGTTCCTGCAGAAGGGTGCCCGCCCCGCTGCCGGCTGGGCGCGAGGGTTGATCCGGTCGGGGAACGGGCAAAGAGAACGCCGAGCCGTGGCCCAGCTACGTGGTGTAGATCAGCTCAGTGCGTGCTACCCCAGCACCGCCGCCGACCGTGTATCGAATAGGGACACTGACGCGATGGAATCGATCGAACAGCGCGCGCATCTGTGGATGGTCGTTGATGGTGAGGATCGCCCTACCCTTCAACGCGCCGATCACGGCAGCCAGCTGCTCGTACTCTTCCAGCGGGAATGCCTGGCCATAGCCGGTAGTCTGCCAGTACGGCGGGTCCAGGAAGAAGAGCGTCTCGGGCCGGTCGTACTTTTCAATGCACCGCTGCCAGGACAGCTGCTCGATCACCACGCCATGCAGCCGCATGTGGGCGTCGCTCAGATCCTGTTCCAGCCGGAGCAGGTTGATGCGCTTGGCGCCAGTCGGGCCCACCCCGAGTGTTTGGCCTTCCACCTTCCCGCCAAAGCTGAGCTTCTGCAGATAGTAGAACCGGGCAGCGCGCTGGATGTCGGTCAGCGTGTCGACGTTCTGCAGCTGTGCCCACCGGTACATCTCACGACTGGTCAGGGACCAGCGGAAGTGCCGAACGAACTCGTCCAGGTGGTTCGCCACAACGCGGTACAGCCGTACCAGTTCGCCATGCGTGTCGTTGAGCACCTCGATCTTCGCCGGCGAGCGTTCGAACAGCATCGCAGCACTGCCGGCGAAGGCTTCAACGTAGCAGGTGTGGTCCCGCTGGTTGATAAGGGGCAGCAGGTGTTTCACCAGGCGCGTTTTACCGCCCGGCCAAGGGAATAGGGTCTTTGTGTTCAAGTCTCAGCTGTTGCGACATTTGTTAAGCAAACTGCACGCGCTCTCCGGAGAGCGGCAGGGCTTAGGCCAATGGCACGCGGCTGAAACGCGTGTACTGCGGCGACGCCCCGGTGCTGGCAGGCATCGGGGCGTCGCTCTGTTTGATGGTCGGGCTTCGCACCTCAGAAACGACGAACCGCAGGTCACTGGACCTCCCGAGTCCAGGCCTGCGGCCGTTGAGTGCGGGTTGATTGGAACCTCGCCCACGGTACTGATTGAACAACAATCCTGGTTCCCGCTGCAACTGCGGTAAGGTTCCTTACCGCAGTCGACCGAATGCGGTAAGTTTCGGGTCGAATGCGGTAATGTTGCTTAATTCAATCTCGGCATTAACAGGGGGTGTTTGTGGTGGGCTTCACGATCAATTTTACGAATGTCACAGTCGTTGCCGACGAAATCTCTCACTTTGAACTCAATGAGAACGTGTATCGCCTCGATGTGTACCTGAAGAACGGAAAGGAACTTTCTTTCCCTCACAAGAACTTGGACGAGGCCAGGGCCGCATTCAACTCATTGAAGGCTGGTATGGCGTTTGCTGGGTACGATGGGCACATGGTCGGCTGAAGGTCTGCGATTCCTCAGAGTGGTTCTAGCTTGAACCACTCTGAGGCCCGTTGAACACTCTGCCACTGAATTCCTTCCGCCCATCTTCCAGTGCCTGGCGCAGCGTTGTCGCAGCGATCCCGTACACGCGCAGGTAGTCGCCCTTCCGCATCTTTGCCGCCTTGGCCGCATCCTGTGCTGCGATCTTCGCTTCGGGCCACACCAGGTCGTTTATCGCGTCCTGCAGCACCAGCCTCATGCGCCAGCGGTCAGCCGGGTCATCCATTCGCAGCGCTGGCTTTGCGCTGCTGTGCCGCTGCCACTGAATCTGCCGCATCACCCTCCTGGCCAGTGAACGCCCCAGCGACGACAGAGACACTCCCTGTCCGCGCAGAGCGACTGCCAGCACTGCCTGTTTGGCCACTGAGTCGCGCATCATGCCGACCGCCCCAGCGATGTCGGCGGCGGTCAGCGGCGGCATGGTTGATCTGCCATTCGATGGCTCGCGGAAGCTTCCGCCGACCAGCATGCGCGCGACCAGCTCAAGCGGGTCACGCTGCAGGGTGGGTTCTGGCACCGGCACTCGGCCGCGCACCACCTTCGCGGCTGGCGGTGCCGGAGGCACGTGGAGTTTGTGCCCCCACGCCTTGGCCGCCTGAACTTCCGCATCTGCGCCGACGCACAGCTCACCCTGGGCGCTGCAGCGCGCGCATACGACCTGCGCGGTGCGGCGGCTGCCGGCGTTGCCCCGCACGCGCATGCGCACTTTGTCGCTGCCGCAGTTGCCGCAAGGCGTCAGGGCTACCGCGGGCGCGCCCACTGCCGACATCAGGCCACCTCGCAGGCGCTGACCCAGCGGGACCGGCCGTCGAGCCAGACCTCCCACAGGTTGCCGTCGACCTTGCACCTGATGGGGCCCTCCTTTCCTTCCAGGTACAGGTGGTGGGTTGCCTCGTCCAGGCTGAGGAATTGAGGAATCATCGGGAGGTCTCCATGGTTGTCACGTTCGTTGTTTCCAGGGCCACGCCCTGCTGTTGAAGGAACTGCTGGGCCAGCGCGCGTAGCTGGTTCTCGCCAACGTCCAGGCGCTCCACCAAGTGTTCACCGGGGCTGCGCACACCTTCGATCTGCTCCCGCTTCACCCCGAGCACGTCCGACACAATCGGGTCGCTGCCACTGTCGGACAGCAGGAAGTAGGCCATGACCGGCTCGGTCTGGCCGTCGCGGTGCACGCGGCCGATGCACTGCTCGTGCACGCCGGGCGACCAGTCCAGCTCGCCGAACACCACGGTGCTGCACACGTGCTGCAGCCCGTCGATGCCAGCACCAGAGCGGAGGCTTATCAGCATCACCTGACTGTCCCCGGCGATGAATGCCTCCTTTGCCGCCTGCTTCTGGCTCGGCGACTCGCTGCCGGTGTACATGACAGGGTTGTAGGCAGCCAGCTTCTCCTGCCAGATGCTGTAGACCTCGCGGTGCCACCCGAATAGCAGCACCTTCTGGCCGCTCTCCAGCAGCAGCCTGACGAACTCGGCCACGTAGGGTGCCTTGGCCACGCCGGTCGCCTGCCGCAGCAGCCGGTCAAACTCACCAGCGGCCTGCATCTTCTCGCCACGGTACTGCTCGTTGGCCCGGAGGATGATCCGCGCCAGCGCAGCGGCGTCACCGGTGATGGCGTCCAGCGCCTTGGCGTCGGCCTCGACCTCGTGCGGGATCTTCGACAGCGCGGGCAGCTCGCGCCCCACTTCCTTTCGCGTGCGGCGCAGCATGATCCCTTGGCGCCGCAGATACTGGCCGAACTGCTCAGCGTCCTGCAGCTTGGCCTTCTCCCCCGGGGCGGAGATGCACCATTCCCGGAGGAACTCGTCATAGGTGCCCAGGCAGCCCGGCAGCAGCGGATCGACCACGTGGAAGAACTCGCACCCGTAGTTGTAGATAGGGGTGGCGGTCAGGCCCATGCGTAGGCGTGCCCGGCTGGCCAGATGGCGGCAGGCCCTGTGGATGCTGCTGTCCGGGCTGCGCAGCTGCTGGCATTCTTCGAACACCACGTACTGCGCGATCTCCCCCAGCGTCTCGGCCCAGCCACGAAGCTTGTGGTAGCTGACCAGGATCACGTCTGGCAGCGTGTCCCAAAGATCCTGGATGCGCTGTTTAGGCTGTCGTACCAGCGGATACGGTGATCCCTTGCGGATGTGGTGCACGCGCAGCTGGGGCGCGAACTCGGCCAGCTTCTCCGGCCAGTGATTCGGCAGCGCCGCCGGATACACAACAACGGCGGGCAAGTTGCCCGGCGTGGCCATCGGGCAGATGCCGGTGACCGTCTTGCCGAGGCCAAGATCGTCGGCCAGCAGCAGCCCGCCACGGATGGACAGCTGAGCCCCCGCCACGCGCTGATACTCGCGCGGCGGCTTGGCCAAGGTGAATTTTGGGATCTGCACGCGGCCGGCCAGCAGTTCGCCCAGGCTGCGCTCCATGTCCACATGCTCGTCGGCCAGCTGCTGCAGCGCGCGCTGTGTGTCGGCATCCATCGACAGCGGATAGCGCTGCGTGAACCACTGCAACTCCCGGCTGTTCTCTGGCGTGGCCGACAGGTCGATGTGCTCGGCTGCGTGCTGCCGCACCCGAGGGAACACGCGCTTCATCCGCGCGCGCACCTGCGGCTCGCAGATCACCCGCCAGGTGCTGCCGGCGGCGCTGTACAGGAGGGTTCCATAGGTCGTCTGCATCACAGTGCCTGCCTCTTCAGGCGAATGATGTTGAAAGGCTTGCCCTGCCAGGCCGGCCGGGCCACGAGAGGGCGTTCGCCCCAGCGTTCGGTGGTGGCCAGCAGCACCCCGCGCACTTGCGGCAGGTTGATGTAGCGCCCCACCTGCCGCAGGGCATCGGCGAGGGAGCCAGCCACCTTCACCTCGATCACCATGCCGTCCAGCCAGAAGTCAGCGCGGTTGCTGGCGTCCAGCCGGTACTCGCGCACGTGCGCATGGCCAGCCTTGTCCAGAACGTTGGCCAGAACCTCGTGCAGCTGGACCTCCGACCCGTAGCGATACCCGAACCCCGCGAGCAGGCGACCGATGCCTTTCAGCTGCAGCTGCTCTTCCTGGGCCGTGCCCGGCTTCACCGACGCAACTGCCGGCCGATTTATGATCACCCCGCCCATCACGGCACCTCCGGGCGCACAGCCAGCGCAGCCGCCCACGCATCCTGCGGTTCGCAATCATCAATCGCCCGCACCTTGCTGAACCATGCCTCCGCGAAGGCCACCGCCATGTCCTCGGTCATCACCTCCGGCACCAGCACGTAGCCCGTAGGTGGCGCGAGGGCTGCAGTGATCACCTCGATGGCATCGGCGCCTGTGAGGCGAACATCGGCGGGACGCTGCTCCAGAATCTGCGCGCCAAACTCGCCGGCCCAGCCGCGCAAACGCAGCATGTTGGCGATCATGCCTATCGCTCGCTTCTCAGATGCGTCCATCAGGCCGCCTCCGCGTCGTCGTCGTCGTCCACGTAGCACAGCAAGTGCGCATCCCATGCTTCTGCCAGGTCCTCCCCTGCAGCGTGGGACCAGCCGGCATCCACTGGCCACATCGGCCAATAGTCAACCTTCACCATCTGCGAGCCATCGAAGTATCGACCGAAGGTGATGTGCGGCTTCGAAATTCCCATACCTCTGATTGGCTTCAAGCTCATGGGCATGCCTCGGAGACCAGCTGCAATCCGGTCGCCGCATCGGCCTGCGCCCAGGTCATCTGGCCGCGATCGATGCTCTCTGCCAGGCGCGACAGGCCCTTGGCGGTCACCAGCACCTGTTCGTGCACGCGCTCCTGATCGCCCTCGCCCCGCTGCACACAGGCCTTGTGCACCAGCACGCCCTGCTGCAACCGGTTTTGGTAGGCCAGCCAGTTCTTGCTGCCGGCGCGACGGTAGATCCAGCTGTGCTCGGACAGCCAGGCGAACAGCTGCCGCGGTTGGACCTGCAGCATCTTGGCCGCGGTGCTGATGTTGAATGCGCCGTCGGCCTGCGTCAGCCGCAGCAGCGCGCGGACCTGCGGTTCCTGGTACTGCACGCGCGCCTCGAGGATCTCTGCCTTCTCGCTGTAGGACAGCAGCAGCGCGCGCAGGGTCGCAGGGTCAGTAAGCGCCTGCATGGGGTCGGGCGCCGGTGCGCCGGCGGCCAGCGCGTCGTAGGCGCGGATTACCTGCAGGCTGAAGCTCGGGCTGATCCACATGGCATATGCGTAGACCAACTCCCGCACCACGTAGCTGCCGCCGTAACGCCCCGCCACCGAGTGGACCGGGTAAACCCGGGATTCCCCGGAGTTAGCCAGCTCGGTGATCAGCTCCTCGGTCTGCTTCAGCCGCTGCCAGTCGCTGGGCTGGTGCCGCTTCGCGCCACCGGCAGCCTGGTGCAGATCGTTCAGGCAGAACCTGCCCACGTCGTCGCGGCGCACGGTGGCACCGCCAATCATCATTGCGTTCAAGCGAACACCTCCGTTTTCCAGCCGCCATCGGTGGCGCGCTGGACTGCCAGGAATCGGAATGGGTACATCTCGGCGGCCACCTTCACCTTCACGCGGGCGTCTTCTTCCCAGTAGCCCTTGACCTCGTGGGCTTCCAGTTCGCCGGCGGTCGTCATCACAAAGAAGTCGATGGTGAGATGGGTCTTGTTGGCCAACTTCAGCTTCACCGACTCGAAACGGAACCAGGCGATCGCGCCCGCATGCAGCTGCTGCTGCAGGTACTCGGCATAGGCGGCCTCGGTCTTGTTCATTTCCCCAGGCACATGACGCGGCCGGCCGCGCGCCACTTTGCCGGCGGCGTTGCCGCTGCTTTCGGACTTCGCCACTGCCGCTGGCCGATAGGCGCGCGCGGGTGCCGGCGGTTCAAGAGCGGACGCGGGGACCTTCTCGAACAGCCTGCGCATGCCTTCTGGCATGTCCTGCGGGGTGGCGTAGCGCAGCGCGCGCCGTGGGCTCGACTTCGGAGGCATCAGACCGACGCCTCTGATGCGCCCCAAACGCGCATCGCGCGCTGGCGGAACGCTTCGAACTCCTGCCGGGCGCGCCGCTGCGCCGCCTGGTGCTCCCGGTCCATCTGCTCGAGCATGCAATCGAACTCCACGTTGAGCAGTCCCATCAGCTGCTCCATCGACAGGCCGCCGCGTGTGCGCTGGCCGGGCACGGGACCCAGCATCGGCATGGCCAGCTGCTGCTGGCCCGATGGCGGCAGTGGAGCCCGCTCAATGCGACCAGCGTCAGTGGCTGCCCACGTGGCCACCGGCCGACCGTCGCGGACGCTATCGCGGTTCTCGCATCGGCGTACCAGGCCTTCGCCATCCAGTTCCCGCAACAGGCCAGCGGCCGCCGCCGTGCTCAGCAGCATCGCCTCGCGCGGGGCACCGGCTTCCAGCGCGGCATTACCCATCAGCTCCAACGCCTCGGCTGCTGTGCTCTCGCCATGGATGCCCAGGCAGAAAAGGATCAGCTGCCGCTGGTAGGCCCGAATGTCAGCCGGCTCCATGCATGCCCCCAAAACCCAGCTCAGCAGCCGCCTGCGCCATGGCGCTGCGCGCCGCATCGCGATCGCGCACCACCTGCGGCTCGGGTTTCGGCGCGGGCAGTGCGGCCGCCGGCGCAGGCACGGCGCCGCCGTCCATGACGTGCTTCACCGCGCGCTCGTAGGCGTTGGCAAGCATGCGCTGTTGCAGCGCGCCGCTCTCGGCCGTGGCGTAGGCGTGCAGGTCCAGCTTCGACCGCACCAGCACGGTAAAGCCGCTGTGGGCTTGGCCGGGCCGCATCTGGCCGTCGACCTCGGCGAGGGCTGGAACGCCGAGGCACATCGCACGGAACTGCCCGGGGTTCGGCGGCCACTGCAGCGCGCTGCGCAGGCAGTTGGCCAAGCCGTCCGCCACCTGCCGTGGGGTGATCCCTGTCATCACCTGGAACCACAATTCACCGGCGGTGGTCAGGCTGCCGGCGTTGTTCACCGGGGCAGAGCCGTTCTCGCGTACCCACTTGCCGGGGAACATGCCGGCCATGCGTTCCCAGACCGTCCACAATGCACTCACCGCTCGCTGGTCCGGCTCAGTGGTGGACGGGTTCGAACTCGACGTCGATGACATCGCCGCCTGATCCGCCCAAGCCGCCAGCTGCCGCGCGTTGTTCGTGGAGTCGTCGCTGCTCTGCGACCTGGTCGGCAGAACTGAGCTGAGGGTTTGCATTTGTGCCTCCGGTGGTCTTGGGGATTGCTGGCATTGCGCCGGCCGCGTGGCGATTGCGGGCGGTCTTGATCGCCCAGGGGAACGGGTTCGTGACCGGTGGCGATCGCGCTAGCCCTTCAGCGACCGTGTGCCCCAGCGTCTCTGGCATCACGCCCTCATTCAGGGCTGCCAGCAGGTCGGGATGGCTTGGGTTGGTGGAATGGCACCCTGCCTGCCGCATCAGCAGGCACGCACGCCCCGCATCAGTCACACCCCCTAGAGATCCTTGAGTGTGCAGTGATGTATCTGGAGTAATAGATATGGGGTCTGGGGTCTGGTTACCCGTGTTCACACCTGTTTTCACACCCGCAGTCACGCGTGACTGGCGCGACATGTCACGGTCGGTCACGCGTGACATTGCGGCATTTGTCACGCTTTCGTTGTGCGTGACATGCGTGACATGTAGGGCCTTGAGCTCAGCCATCGTTACCAGGCCATCCGGCACAACGCCGACGGCCCGCAAGTCTTCGAACAGCGTCGTTCTGCGTGCGCGGGTCCGCGCCTGTCGCTCGGTTTCATTGCTCTTTCGTGCGTCGCGACGCCCCTGGCCCTCGGCGATGCGGCCCTGGGCTTTGGCGATCTGCTCGTCGCAGCGCTTGCTGTGCCGTAGGCCGTCCTCGGCCACAGGGAAATAGCGCTCGGCAACCTTCTTCACTGCTGCCTTATCAGCCGTCGTGATGGCACTGGCGATGACGTACAGCTCAGCCAGGCTCTCCGGCAGCGCCTGTTCTTCCGAGTAATAGGCGAGCATCAGCTTGAAGTAGACGCCGTGGTCCGTCAGGGACAGACGCGTGGTGTCCTTGAGGTAGTCGCCGGGGTACATCTCGAAGTAGATCATCGCCCTGCCCCGTCCGCTTGCCCGGCGCGAGCCTTCGCCCCGGGCTTGCCGATCCGGGCAATCTCATGCTCGTTCGGCGGCAGGGTCTCCAGGCAGTACGTCTGGGCCAAGTAGCCGCGCCACCGGTACGCAGTTGCACGGCTCACTTCGAAGCGCCGGACAATTGCTTCCACGGTCGGGAACTCTTCGCGCTCGACTGCCCACCGCATGAACTCCATGACGATGCGGGTGGTGTTGTAGCCGCTGAGCGCGTGCGCCGGCGCGTTGGCACGGCGTGTTGGATGCAACACCGGTTCCGGCTCGCGGGCAGGCACAGACTCGGCACGTGCCCACGTACAGCGCGATCCCAAGGAAGGGGCCAAGATCATGGCGTGCCCCCGGTCGAGGCCGAGACCGGTAGTTCGCGTGCCAAGGCGGTGCTCAGCGGACGCAAGCCCGGCACTCGCCGACGCGCAGCCGCTGGATCATGTACGTCATGCAGCGCCGTCAGCCATCGATATGCGGTGGCGCGCGAAAGGCCGAACCGTGCCTGCAACTTTTCCGCTTGAATCGGCTGCGCCTGTTCTTTGGCCCAGAGCACGACCTCCACCATGGGCAGAAGCGAAACAACGTTCTCGGGGATACGCCGGCCGGCGTTGTCGAACTCGCCGACGACCGCGATGGCCCAGCTGACCATGGCCGCAGAGCTCATGCTTGAGCTCCCTGCACCGCGCGCGGTGCCAGGTCATGAAGGTGGCCCGATACATACCGCTTGGCAGTGATCAGCTCGGCTTCCAGCTGCCCGATCTCGTCCAGCGCGCGGCGCAGTTCCGGAATGTCCTTCGGGCAGATGCGGCCGTCGGCCAGGACGTTGGTGATTGCTTCCAGGGTGTGGCCGAACTCGACCGACAAGCGGGCCACAGCCAGGACGCCGGCATGCGGCTCCATCAGAGGGATTCGCGCACCGAGAAAGCCATAGCGCTGCACCAGTTCACGGGAGCACGCATCCCGCCAATGCGGCGGCAGCGCGCGGACCCACGATTCTTCAAGATCTACCGGCATCTTGACCGTGCCGTTGCGGATGCGGCCCACCAGCTGGGCGTTCGCCTTCAGCGCGCGCTCAACGCTGTCGGCATCGTCGCCCGCGTGGAACTGGACGATGCGCTCGCCCGGCGCCACGTCCGCCATGTATTGCTCGGCGATGGCCTGGGCCAAGCTGCTATCGGTGTGGCCGCTGTTTCGGATGGCGTCGGTCGTGTGGCGGAACACCACAGAGGACCTGGGTTCTTGGTACTGAGGATCAGGCTTCATTTACGCACCTCGGGAGGCGATGCAAAGTGGTCGCCATGGACAGGACGACCGGAATTCAGGGATTTGGAGCCACCCTCCTTGCGCTAGGCTGGCGTTTCCACACGAACAGCCCGCAAGGAAGGCGACATGGACCAGGAACAGGTGGCGAGGCTGGAAGACAGCCTCGCGGCATCAATCGGGCACGCAAAGGCATTGGAGTACGCTGTCCGGATGCTCATCGCTTCGCATCCTCAACCGGAGCGATTCGAAGCCGCTTGGCAAGCGCTGCTACCGGAAATCGCAGCCACCCATACAGCCCTGCCCTGCAACGACTTGCCGCACTTCCGGCAAGCACTGCAGCAGGGACTTTCTCTGGTGAGCCAGACATCTCGGATTGCCGTTCAAGGCAGGACCGCATAACGGCCCTGTTAAGCCTTTCGGGGCTCACACCTTCGCTCAGGGCTTCAGAAGCCGTAACCCCGAGGCAAACCATCCTGCCGCTCGGCAACTGGACGATCCTCAGCGTTGGCACCGCCACCGAATGCGCATCGCTCAGCTGCCGGGCAAGGTGCCCCTGCTGTTGGCACTCCAGCAGCCGGCGATGGATCCCCAGTCGTCGCTTCAGTGCGCGCATCTCAGGCCACCTCGACTGGACCGATGCGGCCGGAGTCGTTGGCGTGGCCGAGCGGTTGATAAGCTGGGGTTTCCACGCCTCCAGCCATCAACCGCAACGGACCACAAGGAACGAAGACATGGAAATCACCCGCATCAACGACGGCCTGTACAAGGCCGTTGGCCAGGACAAGTCCATATTTCTGATCGTTGCGCCCATCAGCGGGGATGCACGCAAAGGCCCTCTCGCTGAAGCTGAGCGCCTGGCGAAGCTGCTTGAGCTTCAAGTGAAATTGAATGACGACTGGAGCATGAGCGTCGTCATGCCCACCACCGGCCTGACCACTAAGCGCGAGATCAGGAAGCCCGTCGATGAGGCACCAGACGGGGCCATCGTGGTCATTCTGTGCAAGAACGCCGGCATCCACCGGGCAGCCATCCGTCTTGTAGAGGCAGGTCATGCGACCCAGTGAAGCTGTCGTCTGTACGAGGCCCCGCCAATCGTTAGGAAGCATCTCAGGCCACCTCAACTGGAACGATGCGGTCGGAGTCGGGGTCGGCGCAGGCAGCTGCAGGCGGATCGAAAATGTCGGGCCGCAGCTCGCTCCGGGAGACCTGTCCCCCGCTCTGCTCATCCAGACGCCGAGCGAGCGCGCCATCAAAGCGAGTGCGCTTGCTCAGTGCCTTTCGCAGGTAACCAATCGTCGTCCCAGCGTTCGCGGCGAAAACCGCCTGCTCGTCTGGTGCCAAAGTGCCGAGGTAGGTGCGAAGTGTGTCCATGGGCGCTGACTTTACCAGAAGGTAAAGACATTGCAACACCATTTGGTCAATTACCAGTAGGTAACGGAAACTGACGTTATGAGCACCGATGACACCCCTACCGTCGCCGCCCGCCGTCTGCGCCTTCAGCAATGGATCGCTGAGAATCATGGCGGCAGCCAGGCGTCTTTCGCCGCCGCCACCGGCGTCAACCAAGGCGAACTGTCTGGATTGCTAAAACGTAAGTCGTTCGGTGAGAAGCGCGCGGCCTCATTGGAGGAAGCGGCTGGCATGCCTGCCGGTTTCCTGACCTACCCGCTGGGAGCTACAGTCAACCAATCCCCTGTCTCACGCGTCGCAGAGACTGCGACAGCCTATGGCTATGTTCACGTCCAACAACTGGACGGAGAGGCAGCAATGGGAGATGGACGGATCAACGACGATTTCCCAGAGGTGATCCGATCGATGGATTTCACATCGAGCTACATCCGGTCGATCGTGGGATTTGTCCCGCCACCTGGCCGCTTGGTCCTTGTCACAGGCCGGGGCGACTCGATGATCCCAATCATCCAGCCTGGCGAGTCGCTACTTGTCGACTCGGGCATCCAATCGTTCGACGGGGACGGGATCTACCTGATCAACACTGGAAGCGGTCAGCAGGTTAAAGGACTCCAGGACAGAGGAGATTCTGTCTACATCGTGAGCGCAAACTCCACTCTGTACCCTGCCTTCCCGCTTCCGAGCGGAGCCATGATCGGCGGCAAGGTCTACCTGCGAAATCGCATCGACCGCTTCAATTGAGAAGCTGCAGGAGACTTACGGGTCGACGCCCCACTTAGCCTTGTAGTTGCTTCGGATCTGCTCGCAGACCTGCGCATAAGCTCGCAATTCCGCCGGTGTGTATTGCCGATCTGAGTTCATCTGGGCGTATCGATTCTCGCAGTCTTTGACTGCCAGCAGTACGTTGGTCTGCTCCTCGGACTTCCGCTTGGCCTCGATCTCCGCTGGCGAGCGCGCTGCCGGCCCAGAAGAGGCCATTCGCCACAATAGCGATACGGCCACTACGGATAGAAGAATCAGCGACACCCATAGGAAGGGCCTGAATTCCGAATGTGCAGCCCGCGCAGCTGCGGCTGGCAACTCGGTTGATTGCTTGGAGGCGACGCTATCAGGAGCCTGCACAGGTGCCGGTGTCGGCGCCCCGCAACCAACACATGCCACCGACTTGTCGCTGATCTCCCGACCGCACTCTTCACACGCTACAAGCGCCATCTCACTCCTCCTCAACATCCAAGACTCCGTATCACTTTCATATTAACAATGTCGGGCACCTGGCCCGCTCCACAGCTTGCGCGGCCCGCAACAGCAAAAATAATTTACCTTTTGGTATTGCTTTAACTTTACCTTTTGGTAATCTGCACCCGTTCCCAGCGACGGATGCAGATATGCCCCTGACCAATTCCACGAAACGCACCGCCCGAATCGGCTTGGCCGCACTGGCGTGCTTCATCCTCCTGGGCGTGGTCGCCTGGGCCAGCCCGGCCGACGCTCCGGCAGCGACCGCTGACGACACACCGGAAGGGCTGGTGATCACCAGCCCGCGCATCTGCGCCGCCCTTGCCGTGTACGAGCTCGCCGCCGCCGACGACTGGGGCCTGCGCGCCACGGTCGCCAACACTTCCCTCAATGCCTTTCGCGATGCGAGCCGAGTACCGGACTGCGCTGCAGGAGTTACTGAAGCCCTCTCCCATCATTTCGAGCCTGCCCGTTGGCAACTGGCCCTCGACGCAGTCGATGCGGTGCTGAGCGGCTCCTATCAGGTCTCCCCGGCGGCATGCGTCCGGGCCAATACGGTTGTCCCCCTATCGGCCGCAGACGGCAAAGAGCCGAGCGCCTCACCGGTGCTGGTCCGGGCGCAGTGCGTCATGCATGAACTGGCTTTCGTGGAGGTGGCGCCGTGATCACCGGCCTCCGTACTGAGCCGCGCGCCGCCATGATCGGCGCACAACGCCTGCCGCTCAGCCCGACCGAGTCGAAGGTGCTGCAGCTGATCATCAACGCGGGTGACACCCCGATCAGCCGCTCGGCGCTGGAAGACCAGCTCTATGGCGGCGCTGGTCGGAAGTCGAACACGGTGGAAGTGACCATCTGCCGCCTGCGCCAGAAGCTGCAGCAGCACGGTTACCGCATCAACGCCACGCGCAGCCGCGGCTACACCATCAGCCAAGGTGGTGCAGCGTGATCGCCTCCATCAGTTACCCGCTCGCCCAGCGCGCGGCCAGCGCTGCGAAGGCAGCCGCCACCGCGGCCACCGGCATGGGCTTCCCACCCCGCCTCGTCGCGGCCGCCGCAGACGTCGCAGCGCGCGCCGTGCTGGATCGTCGCTCCAGTGCCGGCCGAGCCATCGCCGATGTGCGCAAGAGCCTGCGCCGCATGTTGCGAGCACAAGGTGGTGCTGCATGAGTGCCGCCGCCACCCCGAGCTTCGCCATCATCGAAGTGCCAGGCTACGGCATGCGCCTGCGCGCTATGAAGGATGAAGGCGGCTGGAGCATTTCTGGCTGGCGACGCACCCAAGGCAGAAAGGCCATGGTCATGTTCGCTGCCACAGATGCCGCGCCGACCTTCAGCGAGACCGCAGGCCAGCACTGCGTTGTCGCCGGCCGCACCTACATTTCTCTGCCGACCGCGAGCCAGAAGAAGCTGCAGGCATTCATTGCCTCCACCGAGGGCACCAGCGCCCAAGGCGGTGCTGAATGAGGGCGTCTGCAATCAAGCTACCAGCGCCCGAGCTGACAGCGGATCAGCGCGCCGCCCTGGAGCGGGCGAAACGTCCCCGACGTCACCCCTACCGCGTGTACTGCATGCATCAGGCGAGCGCACAGCGCCAGCGTGAGGCGGAAGAACAGCGCCAGCGCGTCGCGTCGAACCTGCACAGGTTGGTGCGGTGATGGCCTGCCTGCACCTTCTGGGCAGCGGCGTCGACGCCGTGATCGCCAGCACCATCCAGCCCACCCCCGAGCAGCGGCTGCAGCGCTACCAGGTGGCGCTCGCACTGCACCCAGATCGCTTCCACGCGCTGCGCGTGCAGTTCGGCGAGCAGCACCAACGCGTGCTGAAAGCTGGCCTGCGCATCCGGTACGCCGAATGGCAGAAGCGAATGCCAGCGCTGTGGCCCCGCATTCGCTCCAACTGAAACAGCGAGCCGGCGCCACACATGGACCACCGGAACCAGCTCGACATCTTCGACCACGACCCAGCCCGCCTGGCTAAAGCCAACCGCGCCGCCGCCGAGCACGCCCTAACTGATCCGTTCTTCTCCGCACAGGTCCGACAGGACCGGCACGACTACTACATCACCGAAGCCGAGCGCCTCGAACGCCTGGCAGCCATGGCCGAGAAGCCGGCCACCACCGCAGCCTGAGATCTCCCGATGAAACAGCCTCAGACCAGCACCAACCTTGCACCTGCCGGTGCGCCAATTCCAGACAGCGCGATCGAAGCGTTCCGCGCCGCCTACGCCACTCACGGTACGCAGAAGGGCTACGCCGAGGCCATCCGTGCCGGCCTGGCCGCTGCAGCACCGCAGATCAGCCAGGACGCCATGCTCACGCTGGATCAGGACGCACACAACTACCTGGTGCAGCAGCTGGACGTGGCGCTGAATGGTGTATCCAACGCGGCGCGCGCGCCGGCGCTGCCCGACCTGCTGAGCCAGTGCCAAGCCGAAGCCCGTCGCAGGAACGGTCCGGTGCTGACGACACTGCCCATCAGCGCCCAGCACCATTTACGGCAGGTGTTCAAAGACATGGCTGACAGCGCCCGCAGCCTGAGCGACAGCGCGGTGCGCGAAGTGGTGCTGATGGGCACGGCGGAGGTGCGCGCATGACCACCGACAAGACCCCCGCCACCCTGGCTGTCGATGTGCTGGCGGTGATGGATCAGGCGATAGAGCGCGAGAAGGACGCAGGGCAGGCCTACGTCGCGCAGGTAGCAGCCCGCGCCGCAGTCGCCGAGCTGATCGAGGCGGCACAGGCCGTCGAGAACAGCTGCGTGCGGCACGACGCCAACGACGCCAACCTTTTCCGACGTCTGGATGCCGCCCTCGCCCGCGTCAAAGGAGAGTCAGCATGAGCAACGACAAGACCCTGGCGACCGTGAAGCACGGCGGATGCGTGCAGTTGACCCGAAAGCCCTGCACCACTGCTTCTCCGGTCAACCCCGGCGACTGGATCGCCGATGAGCCGGGTATGACCCATCCCGAAATCGCGAGAGTTAAAGAAGTGTTCTGGGATGACATCGCCGGCGAGTGGGTGGCCAACATCACCATGTATTCGCCCGATGGTCAGCGCGGGCGCTTCGAGCCTGCCGTCCCTATGGAAAGCTGGCGCCGCATCCAGCGGCCGGACTTCCCGCTGACACTTGATCGAACCGGCTACCGCTGCTGGGGATCCAGCCTTGAGTACCTGCCGGAGGTGGGTGCGGAAAACAAGGCGGTGACTTCATGAGCGCCTCGGCAAATGTCACGGATGCGATGGTTCATGCCTTCGAGGACGCCTACTGCAAGAACTGGGAAGCGCAAAGATGCGCACCAGAGGGCACCCAGGAACTGGGCACGTTCTTTGCCACCCGCGCAGGTCTCTCCGCCGCCCTCTCCGCCCAGCCCTCCCCGGGTGGTCAGGATGCGCTGCTGGCATCGCTGGTCGCCCGGTGGCGCAAGGACGCCGACGAGGTCGGAGCCAGCGACAACACGATGTGCCAGAAGATCGCGAACTGCACCATGCGTCACGCGGCCGAACTGCAAGCCGTCATCGCCGCCCGCCAGCCGGTGGGGGCGCCGGTGTGCAGCGGCGGATTTTTGATTTCCAACGGCAGCGGCGAGAAGTACATGGCGTGGGGACAGGTTGGCCCCGAGTGGACCGCAGACAAGTCCGCCGCACTGTGGCTGGTTCGTCGCGCCGATGCCGAAGCACTGGCAGCGGAGAACGAGGACGCATGGTCCATCCTGCCGGTCGAGCGTTGCGCGCTGCCGCCGAACGGCTGGGCGTGCACTTTGGCAGACGGCCATGAGGGGCCGTGTCCGACTATCGCCGCCCCGCCCGCGCAGGCAGCCGATAGCCAGCCGGTGGGGGCAGCCGTAAAGGATTCCTTGACCGTTGGCGGTGGGCTGCCGGTGGCCGAGATTTTCGCCGCTTTCCGTCCCGACGGCTCGATTGCCGGTACTGCGTTCTCTGCTGAAGAAGCCGGGTACTGGCAAGGGTGCAAGGTGGTTCGCTACACCACTCCGTCCGCGCAGGCCGTGGACCTGCCCTATTCGCTCGACGCCGATCCGGCAGGCATCCGTGCCCGCGTCGCCGACGTAATCACCGGCACGCTGATGGTTGGCGCGCAGGGCCATACACCGCCACCAGCGGGCCACTGGGCCGAGCCGTTCTGGCAGGCAGCACGAGCCGATGCGAAAGCGCAGGCCGTGGACCTCGATCCGATCAACGTGTTCGTGCAGGACTACGAGCTGGGCCGTGGCCGCATCGTGGTGACCTGCTACGGACAGGCGTGGTGCGGGTTCTGGGGTGCTATGGGCGAGCGCACGGTGATGCAATTCGTAGCTGCATGCGACGCGGACTATGTGGCCGGCAACATGCTCAGCGGCCGGCATGAGCACGTGAAGAAGCATGAGCGCGTCTACGTGGAGCGTATCGCCGCCGAGGTCATCGCCGAGTTTCGCGCCCTGATCGACAACCAGGCGGTGGGCAATGGCTAAGCCGACCATCCGCACGTCCACATCCGCACTGGTGCAGGTCACCGTGGAGGTCCACGCCGGTTCATGGGGCGAGGGCTGCCAGTTGGACCAAGTGTATCGGCAAGCGGCCGAAAGCGCACTCGGCAAGTTGCACGGCGCCCTGGACAAGCTCGGCATTCGCATCGTTGGCGTGGCGTCCGTCAAGGCGATCACCACCGACACGGCGGTGCGCAATGGCTGATCGCCCCATGATCGCGGTGTGGTTCTCCTGCGGGGCTGCAAGCGCCGTGGCCGCGAAGCTGACCATCGAACGCTATGGCGCTACCCACGATATCCGTGTCGTGAACAACCCCGTCGCCGAGGAAGATCCCGACAACCTTCGCTTTGCCGATGACGTAGCGACCTGGCTCGGCGTGGAGATCGAACGGGCCATCAATCCCAAGTGGCCAACCTGCTCCTGCGAAGACGTTTGGGAGAAGGAGCGCTTCATGGCCGGCGTGTCCGGAGCGCCCTGCACTCGCGCCCTCAAGAAGCGTGCGCGCCAGCATTGGGAGACCGAGAACACCGCCGATTTCCACGTGCTCGGCTTCACTGTCGAGGAGCAGGCGCGGCATGACCGCTTCGTGCTCACCGAGCGGCCGAACGTGCTACCGGTGCTGATCGAGGCCGGCATGACAAAGACCGACTGCGCGGCCACGTTGATGGCCGAGGGCATCGCCCTGCCGGCGATCTACCTGCGCGGCTATCCCAATGCGAACTGCATCGGTTGCGTGAAATCGCAGTCGCCGACCTACTGGAACCACGTGCGTGAGAAAGACCCGGAAGTGTTCCGGCGGCGAGCAGAACAGTCCCGGCGGATCGGCGCCAAGCTGGTGAAGATCCGAGGCAAGCGCGTGTTCCTTGACGAACTCAAGGTTACCGACAAGGGCGGCCCTATGAAGTCCCTCAACTTCGATTGCGGGATTTTCTGCGAGGAGCCTGCGCATGGCTGACCAGCTTCTCAGCAACCCGGCCCAGGCATCGGTGCCCTATTCCGACGGCCCGATCTGGAACGCGTTTGGCCTCACCTATGCCGCATACCTGGTGGTGCCTCGTCGCACCCTGCAGTCAATGCCAAAGGAATGGCAGGAACGCTTCGTCGCCCTGATGGCCGAGGCGTACGAGCGCCTTCCCGACTGCGCATTCCCCGAGTACAGCGTGCAGCGGAAGGAAAACGGTCGATTCATCGAAGACCCGCTCCGTGACTACCGACACACCGGCCCCATCGCACCCAAGGATTCCACCAATGGCTGACGGCTCCCGCTCCTTCAACTTCCCCGCCCCGCAGCGCTCCCGCCTGCGCCCGCGCGAAATCGTGGTGGATCTGTTCGCCGGCGGCGGCGGTGCATCGGAAGGCCTCAAGCAGGCGCTGGGCATCGATCCCGCACTGGCCTACAACCATGACGAGCTCGCCATCGGCATGCACGCTGCGAACCACCCACTGACCCAGCACCACCGCGAGGATATCTGGCACGCCGACCCGCGCGTGGACGTGGCCGGCCGCCCCATCGGCTGGTTCCATGCCTCCCCGGATTGCACGCACTTCAGCCAGGCCAAGGGCGGTCAGCCGCGCAGCAGGAAGACCCGCGCCCTTTCGTGGGTGGTCCTGAAGTGGGTTGGCCAGCTGAGGCGCGCAGACCAAGCCAACGGGACCAACACCGCTCCGCGCATCATCTCCATGGAGAACGTTTGGCAGATCCTGACCTGGGGTCCGCTGGTCGCCAAGCGCTGCAGCAAGACCGGCCGCGTCGTCACCCTGGACCTGATCCAGGCCGTCGATGAGGGCACCGGGAAGCCCGTATTCCGCAGGGGCAAGCCGGTGATGACCAATCGAATTGCCGACAAGGGCGAGCGCGTTCCCGTCGAGCGCCAGGCACTTGTGCCTGACAAGCGCCACATCGGACGCACCTGGCGCCAGTTCGTTGCCGCCCTTCGTGCGCTCGGCTACGTGGTCGAGTGGCGCAAGCTGGTGGCCAGCGACTACGGCGCCGGCACCAGCCGCGAACGCCTGTTCTTGCTCGGCCGCCGCGACGGCGAGCCCATCGTGTGGCCCGCTGCCAGCCACGGCCCCAATCCGGGCCAGACGCCGCGCGTAACTGCTGCCGACTGCCTGGACTTCTCCATCCCCTGCCCCTCCATCTTCACCCGCGCCCGCCCGCTGGCCGACGCCACCATGCGCCGCATCGCCAAGGGCGTCATGCGCCACGTCATCAACTCGGCCGATCCGTTCATTGTCCCCGTGACGCACCAGGGCGGCGACCGCGTGCATGACGTGCGCGAGCCCATGCGCACGATCACTGCCGCCAACCGCGGCGAGTTGATGCTGGCCGCGCCGGAACTGGCACCGTTCCTCACTGAGCACGCCAACGCCAGCACGCAACGCACGATGGCCGCGAACGAACCGCTTCGCACCATGTGCGCCGAGGTGAAGGGAGGCCATTTTTCGGTGGTATCGCCCATCTTGGCAGGCGTCGGCGGCCGTGCTGGTCAGTCCGAGCCACGTTCGGGCGGCGAACCGCTCTACACGATGACCACCAAGGCAGATACCGCACTGGTGGCGCCGACGCTGGTGCAAACCGGTTACGGCGAGCGCGTTGGCCAGGCGCCGCGCGCGCTCGACCTGCAGCAGCCGCTTGGCACTGTCGTCGCCGGCGCCGTAAAGCACGCTGTGGCTGCTCCTCACCTGGTGAAATTCAGGGGTGACAGCATCGGAACGCCAGCCACCGAGCCGGTGCCGACGATTACCTCTGGAGCGGGGGCAGCGCGGCCAGCGGGCGCAGCGCATGCCCTTGGCGTAGCTACTGCGTTCCTTGAGCAGGCCAACGGCGGCTTCTACCAAGGCGCAGGCAACGATGCGCGCGACCCAGTGAGCACCATCACCGCCAGCGGCAGCCAGCAGCGCCTGGTCGCTGCACACCTGACGGCGATGGCGCAGAACGTGGTGGGGAACGATCTGCGCGTGCCTCTGCCGACCGTGCTCGCCGGTGCAACGCGCTTCGCCGAAGTGGAATGCACCCTGAGCCCCGAACAGGAAGCGGGCGCCCTGCGCGTCGCCGCCTTCCTGGTGAAGTACTACGGAACCGGTGCCAATGTGCCGAGCCTTTCGGATCCGGTCGACACCATCACCACCAAGGATCGGCTGGCGCTGGTCACGGTGGTGATCAAGGGCACGCCGTACGTCATCGTGGATATCGGCCTGCGTATGCTCAAGCCGCACGAGCTGTACCGCGCGCAGGGTTTCCCAACCGGGTACATCATCGATCGCACTGCCAACGGAACGCCGCTCACCACCAGCGCGGCCGTCCGCATGGTGGGCAACAGCGTCAGCCCGCCACCGCTGCGCGCCCTGGCCGAGGCCAATCTGGACCGGGTGCCGGCCGACATGGCGGTGGCGGCGTGACCGGCGCCGCTCTGGCCAAGCACGTCGCACGAGTGCTGCTGACGGAATGCCGGGCACGCCGGCACGGCCTAGGGTTCTGGTTCGCCTTCAACGCTGCACAGCGCGCGCGCTCTCGTGCCACGCCACAGCGACTGCGACCGGCACTCCCGCCACTGCCCACCCAACTGGACCTGTTCGCATGAGCCCCGGCCGCAACGCCGCATCAATCCGAGCAGCCCTACGTGGCCGTGCCCCTTCCCACGTGTCGGCGCGCGACATGATCCGCCGGCACTGCCGAGAGCACGGCAAGCAGCTGGCCTGCCTTGCACCTGCCTGGGGCTGTAAAGAATTCAGCGTGTGGCGTGCTTTCGGACGAACCACGCGCCCGCTGCAGCCGCACCAGGTGGAAGGCGCGATCTCCGCCCTGCAACTGGACGAGTTCGATGCCAACGAACTGCGCCTGCGCGCAGCGCGCGAAGCCGGCTGGAAGATCGACCCGTCGATGCTGCTGGAGGAAGCTTGAGCACGAACACCAGCATTGAGCAGGCCCCCGTTAAAGGCGCCCCCCTCGTGAGCGACGCGCTGCGGTTCATGCGTGACGCGGCACGGGCGGGTGAGCCTGTCGCTGCGGCAATCGTGGCCGAGTGGTTCCTGACTATTCGCAACCAACTGTTCGCTGAGCAGCGTCCGGTAAGGTTGGAGGAACTGGGCAAGGGAACGCCCTACTGGATTCAGATCGACGAGCGGCAGTGGCACCTCGCGCGAAAGCGCGGCAGACCGGTGCGGGCTCTATACGTTCACCCGCTGCTGGGCGAACGCTCAACAAGCCGCCGTGACCACAAGTGGTCAGCCGACCGCACCCATTGCGTCGTTTGCAATGACCCTTTCGACTGGGCCGAGGCGTACTGCAATCCGCCCCGAGCGCCACAGCCGATCCCCATCAAAACCCAGCCGTTCAACCCCTGCTGGTTCCTACCTGCCCTTGAACGACTAGAGCAGGCGCTGAAGCGCGAGAGCAAGCAGGAGCGGGACAAATGGACCCGTGAGATTGCCCAGCTGCGTAAGTCGATCGAACAGCACACGAAGGAGGCATAGCCTTGAACACCCATCACCATGAAGCGGCAGACCTGCGCCCCCTTGCTCACCAGCATAGAGCCGCCATCGACGTGGCGGCCGCACTGGAGACTGCTTTGACCAGCACTGGTCCGGCATGCGGCCACAGCCACGCGCTGACCTTCACCTTTGTTGGTGATCAGCAGCTGCAGGCCGCGTGCGACGCCTGGCGCGTCTATGCACTGGCATCGATCGATGTGCCCGCGCCGGTGGCCGCGACAGCCGCGCACCGCGCTACCGTTCAGATCGGCCTGGCTCTGTTTGATGACCCAACGTTGGATCTACTGCAGATCGCACACCTGGTGACCACAGCGCGCGCAGGATCATCGGCCGCTCTTCTCTTGGAACACGCACCTGAAGCAACGGAGGCCCGCCATGGGCGCAGCTGAAAGCTCCCCCGAAGTCCTGCTGAAGCTCGAGCAGGTCGAAGCCCAGACCGGGATGAAGAAGAGCTACATCTATCGCGAGATGGTGAAAGGGACGTTCCCGCCAAGGCACAAAATCGGGGGCGGCACCCGCTGGTTCCAAAGCGACGTTCAGCGCTGGATCGCGGCCCGCAGCAATGCCCCTCGATGGCAGCCTGACAACGCGGCAATGCCGGCGGCGGACTGCGACACTACCAGGCATTGA